AGAATACCTTATCTTCTTATGCTTAATTAGGTAGTAAAAGATAACAAAGAGTTATTTGATAGATTAGACTAGAGTTAGGTATTACGTTCTATTAATCAAAATTTTTGGTTTGCTGGATATACGTAGTCTGATTACACTGTTAAAATTCATACTTTACTAAGTGTCTATCATAATTATCGTTTGGTTGATAATGAAGGTTTTATGTCAAAGCAATAGTATATAGATAAATTCTACTCTAATGACAGAAAGAAAGGAGCAGTAGAATTTAAATAGCTTACTACTACTTTATCTGATGCATATATAGAACTTCCAAATGGCGATGTAGTGGTAGATGATAAATATAAACCTTTAATCACAGATAAATTACTAAATGATGTACGTAATAGAATTGAAATTATAAGTAGACGAATAGATGGTACTATCCGAGAAGTTGATAAAGCTGCTGTACATGCCAATGCGATAGCTTCATACTTAGTATTACATCGTAACTTTATGATTTCTGCATTACACGATAGATTCAAACCTAAACAGTATAATTTAGATTTACAAACTATAGAGGAGGGTTACTATAGATCTACAGGTAGATTTTTAAAGAATGTAATTGCTAATAGACATTTTGCTATTAAATAGTTATTAGCTGATTATAATAATATGTAGGAATATGAACAATATGCGGTTAGAAGAGTACTAAATGAATTAGTCCTTATTGCTGCATCTACAGCAGTAGCTCTCGTTATAGCTAGTGTAGTTGATGGTGATGATGATTATGATACTTGGTTAACACAATCAATAACTTATTTAGTTATGCGTTCAGCATTTGAGTTCCGTACTATGTATAATCCTTTTGAATTTATGGCTTTAATTAAATCTCCAACAGCAGCTTTCAATTGGTTTGATAATATTAGTAGTTTCATAAACTTGATTAATCCTGCTTCATATATTGGAGATAGAACTCCATTTACTATTATAGATAGAGGAGTATATAAAGGCATGCCTGTGATACTTAAAAATATTATTAAGGTAACTCCATTTAAGAGTATTATAGAAGCTCAAGATCCTAAATCAAAACGTAATTACCTACAGAATCAATTAATGAACTTCTAAAGTTTCTATATCAATTCTCAATTAGTTTAAATGCGCTAATAAAAAGATAAGCCTACTGATTTAATAGTCAGTAGGCTTTTTAGTTATAAAGACTCACCAATATCTTCATAACTATAGTAGTCTTCCTCTGGTAATTCTGCTTCTATAGAGTCACCAAATCTATACCAGCTATAGAATAACCTTCTCTCTAATTCTGGCACTTTTATACCTTGCCAAAATCTGTTAATCTCTAGCATGGCATCTAGAGTGAAAGGTTTACCATTATTGCGAAGACGTTTAATATCTTTATTGTACTTAGGATTACTCAGACAATAAACAGTATAATGTCTTTTGTTAATAGTTATATACCGTTTATTATAGTAAGAGTCTAACCTAGATAATTTACAGTGTGTTTCAAGAGACTCAATAGTGTTTACACTACTATCATAAACAAGAAAGACCTTATCTTCTAGAAAAGGTCTATTTTTATCAGATGTAAAAGCATTTATAAATCCACTTTCTACAGTTAAATCTCTCCACGTAATATTATCATCACATAATGGAACTATATAAATACTTACATCATTCAAGTTCTTCAGTACCATCTTCTTCGTAATATTTACGAGTATGGTCCCAATTACCTGTCTGATAATGATATGATAGTTCTGTTAAAGTTTTGACAATAAGGTCCTTACGACTATCTAACTCTAATTCGTTAAACATATTAAATACTCTTATTTCATTATTACTATTTGTTTGAATAGCAATAATATATGCTTCACAATCATAATCTGAAATATCAATTCCTTGATCTTTCATGTACCAACTAATTGCAAGCAAATAATAAGTTATCTGTCTATAATAATCAAACTCTTCTACAGAATGTTTAAAATTATAGACATCACTAGTTGTTTTTAAGTCGATTAAAGTAATCTTCTTATTTATATGATCGAATATACATCTATCAAGTAAAGACTTACAAGGCGCAATCCAATCATCAACAGGTAATTCCCAGTTAATATGAAACTCATTATGAGATTCTACTCCAGGAATATCTTCTAATAACTCTTTTGCCTTCTTATGATTATCAATATTATTCTTAATATTTTTAAGCATATTTAAATCAGCAAAAGATATTACTTTACGATTATCTTTTTTACTTTGTAATGCTTTAATATAATCAGCATAACGATTACATAGCTCTGTAGCTTCTTTTAAGACGATTTCAGAGCTTTTTGAATTACTGTATGCAGATTTGTATGCAGCAATCTTTTTATCGTCTTCTATGAGTTCTAATGAATTAGCATAAGTCTCACAGAAATCTTTTTGTTGTTTTACTTTAGGCACCTCATAATCAAGAATTATATAATCATTCCAAAAATCTTCTGGTTGCAATATATATTCATGTATCATAGTACCTCTTTCAAGTTGAGGAAGTTTTAATCCTTCTTCCTTTCCATCTATCATATCTCGATAGAAACGTGGTCCTTTCTTTAAGAACCAACCAATAGCAGAATTGGAAATACGCGTGTTATCAGAATAATATTCACAATCAATAATCATTCTTACTTAATTCTATAGTTACTATTTTAGGTCTTTCTCTTTCAAGATAACTATCAGTTAATATACTACAATTATATTGATTTAAATGACCATATGATATACCATCATGCCAATGCCCAAAAAAATGATGCTTATACTTACCAAAACAGTAATGTTCAAGCTTTTCATTATAATTAGGATTTTCATGAGTAATAAGTATATCACAATTTTGTATCTTTTCATATGGGCATATATACTCATCGTATTCATTCTGAATATCTTCAAATGCCCACGTTTGCCAATGTATAGGAGCTATCCAAGGAGTTCCATAAAAAGTTATTCCTTCATATTCATATAGTTCATCAACAAGAAATACTACTTTATCGTTAGTTAAAGTCGATATCTTAGTCTTAAAATCTTGCCAACTCAAATTCTTTACAGTATCATTGATAAGATTTTCTATATAAATATCATGATTTCCTGGAACTACAATTACCTTTTTACACGGCAATTTGTCTACCCAATTGACAAAAGTAATAGACCAGAATTTATCTGATTCTTCGTTATTTCTCTGAGCAAGTAAATTTACTACATCACCTGCTATACATAACACATCACATTCTGGTATATTAATTAAATGACCATGTACATCACTTATTGCGCAGATTTTCATGGTATAAAGTTTTAGTTAATTTATATATAATTATACTATAAAATAGTATCATTTCTTTAGTTTTTTTATTAACTCATCTACCTCCTTCTGATTATGAACTATATAGAAATTGACTCCTATATTATTACTATATAGGTAATATCTAAATAGTTTCTCTCTTAAAGGCCAAGCTTCATTAGGGTACCCTTTACATTCAATAACAAAGTTATCTCCTACAAAGTCAGGTAGATAAGTCATTGCTCTATACTTTTTATTATTAAAAGTAAAAGCTGGAAGTAGCTCATATCGATGCATCTCGTAATCTGCCATGATATTTGCCTCTTTCAGCTTTTTATATGTATAAGTTTCAAGTTTACTACGAAATTTAATTCCATCATATTCATTTGGAGTTGCATTTCGTACTTTACTATTTAACTATTTTTTTCTTCTCATTAACCTTTATTTTTTTTGTACTATTAAATGTAATCCATTCATCCTTATTATATGCTTTTATAGTACTTTCTAATGTTACGTCTTTATTATTGTATAGACTAATTACTCCAAATTTGAGTAATTTCCAACACCTTATTATATTAGCCATATTACTAGTAGACCGTAACCAGTTTATTATATAGTCTAATAAGAAAGTAGGTATATTATATATTACTAATAACCAAACTAATGGAATAGATAATATAAAACCAACTTTTTTAATAAATTTCTTCATATAACCAATTTTTAATAGTTTCAAATCCATTAAGCTTAACTGCATCAGATATATCTTTTGCTTTAAACTTTTTATGGACTAACATTCCTTCTAAGCCTGTTTTAAGGCTCATTTTACGAAGATATTTAACTCCAGCTATATCTCTATCAAATAAGATAATTATACGTTTAAAACGCTTCTTAAGCTGGTTTAGAGCCTTATCTGGGATAAATGTAGACTCCGATGATGGGCTTATTGCAGGAATACCCATCTCATATAAACACATGACGTCTTTCATACTCTTTGTAATAATGAGTATATCTCCAGTTTTAGGTAACTGTTTAAACCCCTGAATGTCGTTCTCAGTCAGGTTATTACGCCACTTTGTATATTTATCTGCTAAAGGTCTATATATTTTAAAATTATTATAAACCTTATAAGCATACATAGGATTGTTATCCTTGTAAATACCCTTTACAACTCCGTTACATAGATAATATTTTATACTACTTACCCCAAATTTCTTTAGAGTAGTAGTAGAAATATTAAACTGAGACCAGTAATTGATATCTGTTAGAGTAAAGTCTTGTCTTACAATACCAATTACTGTCTCGGTTGACGGTATATATTGCTTAGAGCTAACGAGTTTCGTATCATTAGTAATTTTAAGTTTATTAACTATGTCATTGAGTATATCTGAATAGTTAGTTAATCCTGTAAATAGTGATACAAATTTAATTACATTACCACATTCTCCAGTACCATGATCCTTAAACATTAACTGTTTAGTCTTCTTACTATAATAACATCCAAAAGAAGGAGTTTTATCCTTTCTCAATGGCGAATTATATATCATGCCTACTTTAAAATTACCAATATACGCTGCATATATATCATACTCAGTTACTTTAGACAATATCCAATCTAGAGTAATACTCACATTATCTTTTATTTTTGTTGTATCGTAAATCATATGATATATTTTTAGTGATAGCTAAGGAATCGAACCTTAATTAACCATTACTATCATAAAAACGTGAGTGCATGCTATCCCTATTCTATGAATTTTGATACCTCCGTCACACCTTACATTCGGCGTATTACCGTCGATTGCTTCTTATCTCACATAGCGGCATGCTACTCACGTATCGCTATATTATGCCTAGCGTAGGCTGCTTATAGGATTATCTACAAAATTAGAAAGGTAGATCATCACTAGGCTGATCACTTACAGTAGTAGTAAGAGGATTAACCTCCTTATCTTCCTTATCTGCAACAATCGGCTTAGTAAACTGATCAATACCTGTAATTTCTCTAATCATGCTTTCATTCTTACCTTCTTCATAGAAACCCATAGGAATATTCATAGGCTCAATAGAGGCAAACTTGACATAACTAGGAAGTGTAGTATAACCTTTATCATTATAAACTATCTTTACTTTAAGTAAAATATCTTTATTAGCACTATTAAGCATTGTTACTACCCAGTTAGCAAACTCCTTATAAGAACTGCCACTGAATGCTAATACATTCTTAGGATAGAAACACTTGAGTATACGCATAATGCGAGTTACCTGGTTAGTAGCTTTACTTTGATTCTGTTCTTCAGTATCGCCTTCACGAACAGCTGGTTCCCATTCAGTATGAACAAGACTCTTACCATCTTTTTCAAAAGTAAATTCAATGAACTTCTTCCCTGTAGGAGACTCTGCAAACTTTGCGGATACAAACTTAACGTTGTCATGAATACCCGCTTCTAGGTATTTAGTATTATTACCATTATCTGACAACTTTACTTCATTTGCTAATTCTGTACTAAATATCATAATATCTTATTTTTAATTATTCAGGTAAATAAACTTTATTCCAATAAGCAGTAATGTTGTTATTTTCATCACTCTCTGCTATTACTATATTCTTTCCTCTTAAATGAGGTGCTCTAGCTTCAATAACAGAATTATCTCCGCCTTCAAATGAGATATGTGTCTCATTCTTTTTTCTATATACATAGCCGACAGCATCTGCTTCACCACATATAATATTTGCTAACGCACCTACTAAATCAAGCGACATTTCTGCCATTTCTTCGCCATTCTTATTAATCAACTTATCTTTAGTATGACCAATAAGTATAAAGTTATCACATAATCCACGGAACATGTCAATAACTTTTCTTACAGCCTGTCTTATATATAAATAACCAGATCCATTAGGTAAAGTTCTTAAATCTGTACCTTCATACTTCTTTCCCATTGGAGTAGCTTTATAAAGCTGTATAGCGTAGCTCATACACATCTCTTCTAGACGTGTAGCATTATCTATAGTAATATATTTGTAAGGATATTTACCAGTTTCCTTTTTAACTTCTCTTATTGCATTAGCTATATCACCTAAATCTTTTACGGATCTAGCTTGAACAGCTAATGCCTCTAAGAACTCTGAACCACCTTCTAAATCAATAATTAGATTGTTATCCAGCGCTGCAACTAAAGTAGTTTTCCCAGCTTTTGGTTTACCAAATAAAATCAAAAATCTAGGATTTTCTACTTTAGCTTTTACTTTCTCTTTTGGTAATACAATCATAAAAGCTTTTATTTTTTTGTATTCCTCTGATAAAGTTCTGATAATTTCTGATAATATGGAATAAGATATTTTAATTAAAACAAACCACGTTTCTTAATATTAATCGTGATATCGATAATAGTTTTCTTTGTCTTCGGTTTTAAATAGTTCAAAGAACCAAATGCAATAGGAATTACTTCATAACCAATCTGTACGAAGTTATCAAAGATTTTAACTGGAGTACCAAACTCATCTTTAAAGTCATAGTCAACATCAAACGGACAATGTTCCTTTGCATAAATATCAAGTGCATTAATAGCCTTGAAGAATTCTGTTTCTAAGTCGAAATTAATTACATTATCTCCCCAACACTTAAACGGACAATTAGCGCATTCCTTCGGCAACCATCCAATATTATGAGTCTTACTTAAACCTAAAGTAATAATATCACCTGCACCAGCATATTCGATGCCATAACTGCAAGAAGGATAATCACTCTTACTTTCTACAGTCATCCAAGGATAAGCGTTAATTACTCGGTCCATTAAAGACTCCTTATATGTTTTTGCACTCTTAGTATTTTTCGGTAATGTAAATGTATATGATTTCATAATTTTCAGCCTTTTTAATTGTTATTACTAAACGAAATCTTCCTTACTGGTTCATCTTCTCGTATAGTCTCAATTAAGTTATTGTATTTAAGGTCATTGTCAAACTCAAGTATAGAACATTCACCTGCATCTCTATTCTTTAGAATATGCAAATAAACTTTATCTCTTACTGGTAGACGATTTGGTCCATAACTCTGTATATTGAGCACATTTGTATTTACTGCAAGCTCTTTATCTTGCACTCTACACCTTCATTTTATACGTGTAGTTTAGACTATTTCTTAATGTAATCTTTTATATTTTCAGAAAATAATATTAATTGCTCAAAATTAGCACAATTTTTCATTATATTAGCTAATCGTGATATAACTGCAATATTTCCAGGTACATAACCTTTACTATTATCAATTCTATCAATAGAGTAAGTATACTGTTTATCGTTTAGAATAAACTTATGTTTGAGAATTGGACATTCTTTAGGAATTATTATATCATTAGGAACAATATTAAATTCAATATTACATCGTTTTGAATGATTTTTAGCATATCTATATAATACCATCTTATTGTGGTATTCTAAATCATGCTTTAATCTATCATAATGTAATATTTTTTCTTTTAATATACTTATAAGTTTACATTTCCCGCTTTCGTGGTAGAATTATTAACATAGCTTTAATAGCGGTAGTTTCACTACTAGTCGTTAGACACTATTCATATATTTCTATATAAACTTGGTACGGCGTTGCCCCATCGGGTTTTCACCGTTTAACGGGATTTATCCAGAACAGCTTTATTTATTCTGGCCTATGAATACATATAACGTAATCTGATGCATGAAAAATAGTATCAGCGGAAGATATATCGCTACGCATTGGATAATGCATAGATGGATTATTAATTCTTTCAGGATTTTCGATATTACGATTCATCTGTGATAACTGTATTATTGTAGTATCTGGAAACTTTTTTACTCTAATAAACAGTTTCTGTAAATCGGAAATCACTTGTAGTGCACTTTCACGATTTTGACCTTCAACAAGTAAAGTATGATCAAGTATAATCACAAACTTCTTGCCTTTAGCTTTATTTTCGTAAAAGTAATCAATGGTAGATGCTATATCTGCAACAGTACCCGGTGTATCTACATAATATATCGGATATGATTTTATCTGTTGAGAAGTTTGTTCTACTTCTTCTAATAGTGTATTGTCTAAATCACTACTAGAACTATATAGCTGAGCAGTAGTTTGCCTTAATTTACTGCTCAATTTTCTACCTACTTGTCTAGAACTTAACATTTCAAATGAAAAATTAAGTACTACTACATCCTGATTAGAATTTAAGTCTATTAAATCACTTTCAAGCGTATTTACAAATGAACTTTTGCCACTACCAGATATACCTACAATAGTATATATAGTATTAGGTTCAATGCCTCCCATACAGGATTTATTAAACTTACTCCATCTAGTACGTAAAGAAACAATCTCATGATTCTTTCTCTTACGAATATATTCTACTGCTTCGTTAGTAGCAGAGGATATATGTCTAAATGTTAGTGTCTTAGTAGATATCTGTTCCATAATTATAGTAATTTTGGTTAGGAGTTTCTACTTTCATTTGTTCCTCAATAGTTTCCCACTCGTGTTGAGTGAGCCATTTCCACATAGTTTTCATATAACCTATTTTACCTGTACGCATACGCTCATCTATTTCATATTTTAAACAATCCATAATGTGTTCATGCATTGCTTTAGACTTGCCTACGATACGATTATATTCTTTCCTACATTTGTTTACATTAGCTCTGAGAAATCCTTTAGTTCCATCAGGTCTCATAACGTAAACTGGAAATTGGTCATAAAACATATCAAACATAGCTTTATCTTCTTTAAGAAGTTCTTCTAGTTTTTCTGTTTTACTTATGACTTGGGTATCTCTATCATATTGGATAGAAATTAAACCTTGAGTCTCTAACTCTTGTATTTCTTCTTCATTAACTAGGCTGAGAAGTCTCTGAATGTCTTGATTGATTGTTTTGATATCATTCAATACAAGTGTTAGGAATACTAATTGATTAATAGATAAAGTTGGTATTCTATCTAAGATAGAAGTATCTATTTCTAAAATCATAGTCTTATATATTATATAAGCTTATGGTTTATCTGAAATATATCTGATAAGCCTCTGTTAATCCCATAGGCTCAATTGTAACGGTTTTAAATCTCTGATTATCTTATAGGCTTCCATAATATAATACCTATAATTAATCTTTCTTTCTTCAATTGGTTTATTATCAAATTTATTTAGAAGAGTAACACCAGATGCAGTAAGCATATTCTGATATGATTTAGCATCACTATCATTACTATACTTCCATTTCCATAAGTATCCACCATTAGTAGATGCGTAGAAACGATTAGTTCTTTGTTGCTCCTCGTTCATATATTCAACATGCCATTGTTTACCAGTTTTCTCAGACATTAGAAAATCTCTTATATCTGTACAATTCTTAATTGTATCTTCGACCGGTATTCCGTCTTTAAAGAAACTTATTACTGCTTTAGGTATAATCTTTGGAGTTAATCCTTTTCCTAATTTTACAGTAGTAATAAACATTCCTTTCTCTTTTACTTTGTTATCTTCGGTAATAGCAAAATAATCATTAATAGCATATTGATACATTGCTTTAAAACGATCTTCTTCTAAAGTAAGTTTAGTAAGCTGTTCCCATTCTCTACAAATACTGTTTACTTTAGAATATGCATCTTTCTTTAGTAAGACGAATAAACCGTCAGTATTTGCTTGGACGATTCGACATCCAATTTGAGTTAATTTTTCAGCTAACATAAGTAATAGTAACTGTCCATTAATTCTAATTTGCATCACTGCAAATGGACTATAACAGAAATTATGTTCATTCTGTAAGTTACCTGATAAACCATTTAAAGCTAACTTTAAAGTTTCATTCTTTACTTTATCGCCATTGTGTTTAGCTTCAATTCGCTCATCTTTAATTTGCTTATATACTTCTAAAAATTCTTTACCTAAATGTTTAGGATAGAATTCATATTCTATAAGCATACTTGGATATAGTGAAGCTACATCTATATCTATAAGCATTTCATCATCTCTAGGAATAATAATCTCAGGACTATTCACAGAATGAATACCTCCTACTCCTACAGAATAGCGTAAATTATTAAATACAAACTTATTCTCATATCCTTTTCTACCTGGAGATACTATCTGGTTTTTCATATCTTCTAGTACTCTTTGTAAAATAGGACTATCGTATTTAATAAATGGTAATATTACATCTTTCAATGGTATTACACTCATTGGAGATCTTAAATCTTTAATATCCCACCAAGTTAGACCTGTTTTTTCAAGATATTTCTGAGTTAAAATTTTCATCCCAATATTTACACCATCTTTACTTAGTACTCTTACTCCATATTCATCTTCAATAGCGATTCGTAAATCAACGTCTTTCTTACATCTATTTAGTAATTCTGAAGTAGATTCAATATCATTGATATTATAATCTATCATAGAGTCAAAATCTTCTAAAGGAAGTGGTTTAGTCCAATCACATACAAATTCCTGTACATTAGGATATTGCATTGTTACTTGGATTTCCTTTAAACCTACTCTAAGTTTATTAGAATATAACATAGTAAGAATATCAAAAGTATCAAACCATATTTGATACTTCCAATGTTTCCACTCGTCTATATTATCTTCACTTGAAGCGGTTATAGTCTTACTTAGATTGAATATAGAACTACATATAGTAGGTATATTATATTGCATTAATTTATCCTCATACTCAATTATATAATTAATTATAGGATTATCATAATGCAAATTATTATAGCCACAAAATATAATATTAGCTGGAATGTTAATGTTTGTAGTGTAATAATCTCCCCAAGTAATATATTTATCTACTTGTTTAAAGAATTTAACTAATTCTCTTAGTTGATTTTTCCTCTCTGATATCTCAAACTTATAGATGTCGTTTGTTTCTGTATTTTTTACCGAACAATGAAAGATATTTTGAAATACCTCAATATCATATACGTAGACTATTTTTCCTCGTATAATCATATTATAAGTATTTAAAGTTAGATCCCATGGTTGGACTCGAACCAACGCAATCACACTACATAGTAGCGGCTCTACCACTGAGCTACATGAGAAACCAGTTTAAGTTATGGAAACAGAAATATTATGTTTTTATGCTGCTAATAACTTATTACGACTATAATAAGTTATACTGTTATCTCCTTCAATATCCTTTACTGTTACTCCTGTAAATGATGTATCTTTCTTGTACTTTTTGGCTAATTTAGCAGCTTTATTCTTTGCTTCATCTCTAGTGGATGCTTCAAAGTTTCCAGTAGCAAAATCGTATACTTTCATATCATTATCAGAGCATCTTCTTTGTATAGTATATTGGAAATTTCTTTTATTAGGTTTTTCTTTAACAGATAGTTCTGCAGCACTAGGAGCCATCTGTTTACCTTTTTTAGGAGTTAAAGGATTATTACGTACTGATTCATCAAATTTAGCTTGCATAGATTTCTTTGCAAGTCTATCAGCTTTTATTTTCTCTTTGATTTGTTCAGTTGTTAACGTAACTCCCCTAGGTTTAGTGAACATATTGTTCTTAACTATACGCGTAAAATGTTTCTTCTCTTTACGGGTATATCGTATTGTAGGATCATATCCTGCTTTCATAAGAATATTCTTGATTAATTCTTTTTTAGATTGTTTTATAGATTTGTTTTCATTCATAGCATCTTTTGCTACTTTAGTAGTGTATTCAGATTGTTTTTTATTTCCTGCCCACTTTACAAATCCTATTACTTTCCCATTCTCATCATATTTAATGACTCCAGATGGTCCCGATTTCTTGCTTACCGTTATTATTTGATAAGCCTTATAGCTTCTACGAAACTTATTTTTATTACTTCTATGATTCTTTATACCGGTTCTCTTATTTTTCTTTGCTAATATCTTTTTCATAATTTTGATAATTAAGTTATTTACTTGAAAATCCTTTTATTATGGTAGGATTTTCTTCTATCGTTTCACAATAAAATATGGTAGTAGTATTAGTACCTACACCTATACTACTTAATTCTCTTTCAGGATGTTTACTAGCCCAGTTTATAAGAATATTAACTCTATTCTCATAAGCTGAACTAGACTCCCAAAATTTCTTTCTTACATAAATTGCTTTTCTAACTTCTTTCATATTTATGCAGCTAAGGATAAAGCAGGAGCTTCAATATTGAGTTCTGCCTTTTCATTAAAATCTGTAATATCTTTATTGATTTTGTTAATTTCTAATTGTAATTTATTTTTTAGACCTGCAATATAAGCTGAAGTAAGCTCTTCAGTTTTATCTAGGTTCTTCTTTCCTTTAGAACGTTTAAGTTTCGGATCAAGAGTCTTAATCTTACTTAAGTGAAATAACTGTTCAGTCTTTTCACACAAAGTAAAGATGTTAAGATAGTTATTATCTTTAGGTAATTCAGTAAACTTCTTATAACCCATATTAATACACTGCATATATAGTTTTAATAATATGCGTTCTTCAGATAGAGTTTCAATCTTCTGAAGCAATGCTTTTAAGTCATAATTACGTTTAGCTTCTTTTGGAATAACATTTTCTTCTTTAATCTTATTCCAATAGAAAGTAATTTCGTTAGAAATTTCCTTAATACGACCGATTTTACCTTTATTCTTATCTCCGAGCAAATATATTGATGTAATTGATTTCATATTGATTAATGTTTTTTAAATGTTAAATACTCGACCAAACTACATCTACCAGTAGTAGTTCCTATGGGATTCAAACCCATAACCTACACATTAAAATATTAAGCGGTTAGTTGATTATAACGATATATTCTATCACTGTGTTTATTTTTAGATTTATATGTATCTAATTGAGAATCACAGTTTGGGCATAACAATCTTAAATTATTACGTCTATTATTATTTGCATGACCATCTATATGATCTAGAACAAATATTAAATCTTTATTGTTCCAATAATTATCACATCCACATATACTACATTTGTTATTTTGTTCTTTTAAGATATACTTTTTTATCCAAAACAATGTGTTGCTCTATTCAGTTGAGCTAAGGAACTGTGTAGTAATAACTGCCCAATTCAGCAGTAATTACTATAAATAGTACCCAGTTCAGTACTATGAAATTATGTTGTTTTAAGATAATATCCAAATCAATATTTTCTAAATTTTCTTAACTGGCCGAGTACTATAGGAATAACCCGTCCACCAGTCTTAATTCCAACTATTCCATTAAGCCCTTCAAGGTTAACGTCTTCAACGTTGGTTATACCATTTTCTCTTGCATATTTTTTGATATTCTCTTGATTAATCCATTTAGAATGTAGTTCCCCATCTGAACAATTCCGCATACAATCAAACAAAATATCAACTATACAATCGAAATCCTTACGTTTCTTTGCCTCATCAATTATACTTTTAGTAATTTCGTCAAAGGCATATTCATTTCGAGTCGAATTTGACCCAGTAATTGCATCTGCTATACTAATAGAAGCATCTATAATACTTACCGATTCATAAGTATTAAATAATCTTTGCCACCATAATGGCCCACTTCCGTAAAATAGAAAGACCCGTCCATCTTCTCTAATACTTACTTTTTTAGGCGTTTCGGTACGTCCTCCATTCCAAATCTGAATTTTAGACAATATGGCTGGCTCAGAACATATTAGAATTCGCAGAAGTTCTACACGCAATGAAGAAAGTCTGCCGTTCATAAGCTTCTACTATTTTTCTTTAGTAATCGTAGCAGTTACGTGAATTTCAGTTTCCTGATTATCTAAACCGCACTGCCGTAAATACTCAACCTGCATACGCTGATTCATATCCATATAACTACGGACAGTTTCAGCTAACTGCATACACTTACGTGTCATCTCTTCATAGAAGTTCAACACACTCTGGTTGGATAACTTAGTTAAGTCATTCAACATAGGAAGTTCTTCAGCTGTAAAGAACATAGGCTTAGAGCCTGGTTTACTCAACCGTTCAATACATTCAATTACATTCTGCCGGGTTGCTTTAGTAAATTCAGGATCAGCAAGCTCAAAAACTAATGATGGATCATTCTTCTTTTCATTCAAGATGATTTTCGGACGTCCATCAACATCCTTCTCAAGTAAACTAACTGACTCAACATCAATAGCCTTGAGAATATAAGCTTTTACTTCCTGACGGAAAGTATTCTTACCTGTAGCTACATCTTCTTTCCACTTAAGGTCAGGAGTCTGTGCTACGATTGTAAATATCTGCTGTCCGAAGAAAGGCCCAAACTTCTGGGCTGTTTGCCGATAGCGAGCTAAAATTTGAGCTGCTAAACCCGGAGTGTTAGCTCCATTAATATTATTTTCCATAAAAATGTTCCTTTTTGAGTCCGTACTTGATATACCAATACGAACATAGTTATACAAAAAAATTGATAAAATCTCTCCACTGTTCGATTATTTAATAGCTATTCAAAATTGGAATAGGTGAACTCAATCACATAATCTACTAAGCATAAAAATAATAAATTGAAAATTTATGAGAAATACTCTGTGAGTTACTTCTGATAATTTCTGATATTTTTTGTTTTAACGTCCCGTTTCGACGGTTAAGATTCAATTCCTTCGATGCTTAACGCACCCCTCACCGTAAGCGTATAACGCGATTAGATGCGATATAAGCCACTTTATCATCAGTTCCTTAGAACCTACTGAGTATGTCCGGATATTATCGAAATTCGCTAGAATTACGGTTGTTTAATCTAACATTACTAAAATCATAGACTCATTGCTTATAGCATGACCCATCTATACCATTTCCAGGATTTGTTTGTTTATACTGCACGAACATTAGGATTTCCACCTATCATCGTCTCCTTGTTTGCTTATGGAATACTTTCATCATAAGTGTACTATTGCCCTTACAGAGACAGTGTAAGAAACAACACAGGTAACTAACGACTCAGCGTTCTCTCACATACAATGTTGCGCATTGTACTTTACGAGTGTCTTAACAGTCAGCAATGTCGGTTGGCAGTCGGGGTGACTCGTACTCCTTAACTCCTACTTTACAATAGTAGTTTGAAATCTCTGTACTATCATTGGACTTCCCAATTAATTAAAAGTTAAACAATTAGAGTTCATTTTATCATAGCTGACTCTATTCAGCGTAAGTAAAGTTGATTCATTAAGTATATCATCATATACTATAATTATTACTAAACTGGTTTTAGGATTCTAACCCTAAAGCATCTTTAATAACTCTATTTACTTCCTTAATCCATAACGATGTTTATTATCCAAAATTCTGGTGTGAACTAGTATAATAAATCAAAGGCATTTACATATCTTGAAATGCTTAAGCTCTGCCGTTTTTTACAAGGAGTTTCCTCTGCATCTCCTAATCTTATTTATTACCACGTAATAACACTTGCTAAAGGTGTCCGCTTCTAAGTTCAGGGTTATAGCGCCCTCATACTCGCATTTTAGACTATTATGTTTTAGTCTCGTCATTTCTCATACATTATACTCATCTACACGACAAAACTCATGAGTCACCTTAGACTTGAAAGACGGTATCAATCTCATATACCTCATCCCTTATACGTAAGTTCTTTTACAGCACACTATTTACGATAATGTACAGGATTGGCTCCTGCTCCACGGTAATCAGTCAAGCTTTAACGTTTGCATGTTTAATTCTTGGATCATTGCGTTTCCAGCTTTCATATCCTTACTTTGTATAAGTATGTACCATAACACGGTTATCCTTACATTAGTATTAGTAGTTTACTCCCTTCATAAGTATAAGTTCCAATATCCACAATTGCATATTGCATCACAGCTGATGTATACTGAACACTAGAGTTAGCCTGTTTCCCTTTCTGGACGCACAGTAGCGCTTTTGTTAACCGATTTTGGAGACCGGTAATGCGTTATCTGCAATCTCTTTTTTTCCATGAGTTGGCTGCTTCTTAAGGTGAAACTAACCTTTGCCTCTCGGCTTTACTTATTCTTTCCAAAGGAATAAGCCAGGAACCGTATTGTCCCTGTTTCGTCATCGTGTTTATATCCCTTTTTGATTCTGCTTTTGATAAACTAATACGGATATAGGGATTTCGTTCCCTTTGTACTGTTTAGCACTCAGTGTGTCTTCTCTTTAGTACTGCGTCTTTAGAAGTCCCCAAACGGTTCTCACTTCCTAATGAGGATTGTACACGCTCATCCCCTCTTATGTAGTTTTCAATTACATAAGCTAACACCCTACCTTTTGAGTAATCTCACAGTTTTAGCTGCTAACATATTCTCGGGTCATGTAACTTTTCGGGCCATGGAGAAATGATTCCAAGCTCCCTGACAGGTGCGACCAGTATTATTGTATACTTTACCGCATGACTTCCTCGGAGTGATTTACGCTACAGTTTTACTCCTCTCGAACTGTGATATAATTAAAGTATTTATTATACGGTTATTATCACTAACTTTTTACCGTAGGGCTGTTATCTTTAGCCGTTGATTTTTGTTCTGGTATATTGACGCTTGTTATTTCACCGGTAGTAAGATTAATAGTAGCTACTACTTTCTTACCTAGACATATGTCGACAAACTTATTTTTTACATCACTACTACTGATGTAGTCTATTGGCTCCATTTTTGAAGCGTCAAAACCATCCAAACATTTGCAAGCACTACTTACAGACGAACGTAAGTACTGTTCTACATACAAACAATTATTTATACTACTATTAGCTTGGTCTCTAATAAAAGTAGACTGATTACCTTCTACTATAAAGTATTCAGTTTGAGATTGTATAGAACTTAATTTAGCTCTTGCCTCTCTTGAGTCCTTAATGATACGTGATAGACGTATCATCTGCTGAAGTATAATTTTATTGTTCATATTTATCTACTATTGTTAATGGAGTTGTCGGTGATTCGTCATCAGATACCTTACTTATAGCTTTTACTTTCGGATATCCTGTTGAATTCGTCTTCTCTATTACTTTAGTTTTCCACTTAACTACTGGCTTTGGTTCGCCAGTAGTTTTTACATTCACTTTTGCGTCTGTTGTTCCTTTCACGGATACTTCTAATGTAGATAAGTCTACCTCGACATCTATCTCATCTACAGACTTTTTCTCCTCTTTTATTACTTTAGGGAAGTTAGGTAACTCCACTATAGAGGGTATAACAGGCTGCGCCTGTATAACTTCTGTAGTTGCGAACATTTGCCTACCAATGAATACACTGACAACAAACATTCCAACTACAGTTAACATTCTATTATTCATTTGATATGATATTTATTAGAATGGCTATTCTTCTAAGATATGAATTTTTAAAAGAAACTTTTTAAACCAGTTTAGTTTTTTTTTTCAATCCCTTCAGATTTCTCTTCATTCTTAGGATATTCGTCTTCCTTTGGAGCTATTAAATCTCCTTGACAATACTCTGCAAGACGATCAGCCGGGTCTCGATACAAGTTAATAATCTGACCTACAACCATACGCATCTTATCAAGCGTAGGAGTCTCCTTCTGTTTGTCAAAGTAATTGGTACGAATACTCCCTAGAACTTTACGGGCAACTTCACGTGCAGCTTCAAGTTCAACTTTCTTACTGTTCTCTACACCATCAGTAGTAATAGTATAGTCAGCAAATAACTTATCAATGTAGTCATTGCCCAGTAAGCCAGTAATAGCATTAATTGCTTTATCTTCTTCCGGCTTTGCTTCAGGATCATCCTTCAGTTTATAGCGGAAGTTTTCTCCAATTAAAGCACGTAATGCTTCTGCTACTTGTTCTTCACTCCAACCGGCTTTAGACATGTGCGTATGCATGATAGAGTGAGCCATACACGGTGAACCTGTCTGTGAAGTATATAAGTATACAGCGCGACCTAAACCACGCAAGATAGCTGTAGGCTGGATAATAGAGAATATCTCATTGATCCAATCTGTAACTGTCTTCTCGTCTAATGCAAGCTTCTTATCTGCATCAGTTTCTTTCAGGCCACGATATACACGATACCATTCTACAGTGTTAACTATATTTTCTGCCACATTTTTCTCTTTAGAGATGAGGTAATTAAGGGCAGTTTTCAATTCCTCATCATTAGCAATCTTGTTAGGATCAAGCTCCGGAATTTCTACTTTTGGCTTGCTGTTTGCAAGTTCTGTAGGTACTTCACTTTCTGAGAAGTTAATAGACATTTGTCCATCGTTCCCAGGCAGAGCTTTAGCAGGAGCTAGTTTAATACCTAGCATTTCTGCCATACTTTGCAGCGGTAATACTTGGTCTGCAGCTATCTGTAACTGCAATTCGCCACGTTCACCACGGTCGAACAAGTCTTGACGTACATCGACAAGAGCTAACAAAGTAACTACATCAATGCTACGATTGATGTCTGCATATAACTCAGGATATTGCTTCTTGAGTTCTTCATTGTTAGCATAACGCTGTTGCATTACAAATGCTAACATAGCCTTACCGTCAACAGATGATTCTCTTGAACCAATAGGTATACCAGCCGTAGGAATTCCTGTGATAAGGTTTGCAGCACGTTCTACAGCTTTCTTTTCAGGGCTGTTCTTACCTGTTGCATCTTCAGGAATGATTGTAGGAATTTTCTCTTCCTTCTTTTTAGGCTTATCCGGACTTTTAGGGGCATCCTTCTTCGCCTGAACCTTAGTTTCCTTAGCTGTAGTAGGAGCTTTCTTTGCATCCTCTACTTTAGCATCTTTCGGCCCGTTATCTACTTGAGGCTTAGTTTTCTCTTTCTTGTTCTCTGTGTTGTTTACTTTAGCTTCAGCTTTTGCTGCTGCTTTTGCTGCTTTCAAGGCTGCCTTTCTTTCAGCCTTACTCATTTCTTTTGCCATTTTGATAATGTTTAAAGTGTTAAAATAAAAAATTATTATTAAGTACAATTAAAAAGATAGGTTAGTTTAAGAGGTTAACTATCATCCTCTATTTCTGGTGAGTCACGTCCATTAGTAAAGGTATTACTTTTAGTTAGTGCATCGAATAATTCTTCATCTTTAACAATGTAACCTGCAACCCCAGTAAGGCGAACGGTAGTACCTTCTGTCACTGTAGCTACTAAGCTTTGCATGCATGTTAAAGCATTATCATTACTCATGGTGCTAACTAAACTAGTAATGGAAGTAGTCTTATCATTATCTGACTTAACTACTTCCTTACTTAAAATACCTACTAATAGACCAGCCATAATGGCGAAAACAAGTTTCCACCACATTCCTGTGCTACGAAATAATCGTGCAAGGATAAATGCTACAGTTAATAGCCCAATAATTGCTGGTGTCATAATTAGTAAATGTTTTTTAGTTTAACAATTGTTTTAATTTCTCTCTCGCTTTATTAAGACGAGATTTTACTTGAGACTCAGAGAGTTCAAGATGTTCAGCAATCTCTTTGTAAGAAAGATTCTGAACTGTACGTAGTTCAAGTATATACCTATACTTATAGCGAAGTCTGCTTAATGCATCTGATAACTTACTATCTGTCTCATGATATATGTACAAATCCTCTGGTGAGCTGTCGGCCGAACTGCTTACCTGTAGACAGTTATTATCATTATCTAACTCATAATCATACTTCTCTTTTTTAGTACGTCGTATATAATCAATACTACTATTTATAGCGATAGTTTTTAGCCACATCTCAAATGAAATATGATTAACATAACTAGCTATCTTAAAGAAAGCTTTAGTAAACGTTACAGATACTAAATCATCTGTTACATCCTTATTGTGTACAATATTATATATAGTATTGTATATAATTCTGTGATAACGATTATAAAGCTGTGTGAAGGCATATTGTTTACCTTCTTTAGCCTGCTTGATCAGATCTAAAAGTTGTTGTCTTTCTTCATCTGTCATAATTACGGGCTTTTATAAAGTTTTGTTTGACACACCATCCTTCCACACTGCTGCTCTACTGTCAGAATTTAATCTAATCTCAGTGTCATGTAGGTCACAGCCCTCAAACTTTTATTAGTACTTATAGAGGCGATCAAACCTCTATAAGCTTAAAATGGCAATTCTAGTATATTCCTACAATAATATTCATACCAATCTTTGTAGAATTTATTATAAGTATCCCATATGCATTCCATGAATTCTATCTTCATAGGTCTAGTAAGTACACTAGTAGGAGTATTATTGATTAATCCACATAATATTCTTATACGTACTTTTAAAGTTAAATCTTTATCTACTCCTATTTTCTGTAGTATTTGGGTATCGAACCAAGATACTAAGTATTTTACAGTTTGTATCTTAAAAGACTTATGAAACTCTAATTCATTTAATTCCCTTTTTTGTATTCTTAAAAAGGTATACCACTCAGGTCGCCAGTTAAATGAACTATATTTAACTCCCCAAGTGGTATATATATGGTTTGTCAAACTATAAATTAACATATTGCTGCTTTACTCTTTTAGCTATTTTCATTAGTACTACATTAATTTGTGCTAATGACCAGCCTGTGGTTTCTAATATATAAGCTTTAGTTGCAGCTACACCTCTCCCATATATTCCAATATTTTCAAGGTATTTATTAGTAAATGTCTTTAACTGTTCATCAGTTATATTAGGCATTTTTGTACCATGTATCGATTGACGATAAGATGGTAATGAACATATTTCCGAGTATTCATACTCTAGAAAAACAAATTTGTCAGGATTTGCTAATACACTCTGAATTTCAATAGAGTCTTCAGGAAGTATAGTGAATTCTCCTTTCTGTACTAAGTCATTAACTAATAGTGCAGAAGTAATTCTCATACAAGGAACTTCTCCAATTATATTGGCAAGAAGCTCAAAGTTTTCACCTACAATTCTGTAGATACCAGGATGATTGAGTCTCATGGTTGATTAATTTCTTTTTTAAAGTTATTTACTATTCCAGATACTTCTGATAAAGTTAACTCTGGATATTTTTGCATCACTTTATTAACTGCATCAATATCAGATTTAGCTGATCTGAGTAAGTTAATGAACTCTGTTCTTTCATGTTTAGAGTCAAACCAAGCAAAATATCTTACACGCATTGATATTCGTATTCTTTTATTTTACTACTTAATTCATTCCATTTAGTAATATCTATATCAGTAGCATCTACTAAATGTATTATATCACATTTAGCATTGAATACTCTTCTAATATAAGATATTCCTTCTTTGTAGTGATACTTATTCTTATAAGCACGAGGTACTACATTATGAAGACGAGTTATTAATTCAGTCTTCATTCTCATCTCTGTTGCAGCTTTCTCCCATGATTCTGGAAGATTCTGTCTAATAAAATTCATTAATCCCATTTCAAAATTAATTTATTGATTAAACTTAATTTTTTATTTGTAGTAAGGGGAGGACTCGAACCTCCGATACCAGCTTTTGATATTATCTCACCGCTCTACCATCTGAGTACTATCCTTACTCCAGCTTTTTACGACATTAGCTTAGCCGTTGGACTCTGTTATCACGCTGCGATACCAGTATAGTCCATTACATAACTTGTATTGCCAGTTATCTGCTTATTGACCTATTCTACTTCACATTGTCGCTGTCAAAACCGTTTAGCCCCGTGTATTTCTATACACTGGTATACATTTATATTTAGCCGAATATAAAGCTAATCATAATAATCCTATTTATACAGCTTCTTTAGATAGGATAGATTCTACTAAGGGCTATATAATAGGTAATGTACAATTTATCTCTACAGCAATAAATTATATGAAGAATAATATGTCTCACAGAGATACAATTAAGCTCTGTAATATTATTGCTAAACACGTAGTGGAGCTAGGGGCATACGATAGCCCCGTCCATACGACTGATTCATAGACCTAACAGTCAATGTGGGTATATGACCGACCAAAGTCATATACCCTATGGTCTTGAGAATGGTTAGTTCTCTTATACTGATCTTGATAATACACGAATAATAGTTAAAGTATAGATACTTTAAACGATTCAAAGATTCATATTATTCAGTCTAAACTTGATGTCACGACTAAGGCTTTTCTCTATTTCTAGAGGACAATCTTATTGTCGCGATCTCAGACTTATGATCAGTAGTTCACAGTGGTTCCCCATAACTGATTTAAAAATTCTGTATGAGACCTGTTAATTCAGGTCCTTGTATGCCTCAGGCCCTAGTTAGTTCAAAAGAACTGATTCCGACTCACATACTAAGCTATTGATTCAAAGATTCTAAGCTTGGAACCTCTTTTATTTTGTTTGTTTTGAGTTAGCGACGATTTACACCGGGTACTAACTCATCGTATGTCCACTGCCAGGAATCCGGGAAGATATCACGCAGTTCTTTTTGAGATTCGTCAATACTCTTACCGATTTCAATAAGGTCTTTATCGTACTGCTTCTTCATCTCGCGAGCTTCTTTATCCCATGCGGACACAGGTTTATTTCCACTCTTGATATCTTCAGCAAGTGCAGATAATTCCTTCAGGTAGGTTTTAATACGTTGGTTTGTACGATTAGAACGGCGAACCTGCAGTACTGCGGAGGATACTGTAAATTCACATTTCTGTACAATAGCGACTAACTCATTTGTTAGCTTCTCTTTGCGACGTTCAGCAATCTTCTCAGCTGCCTTGGTAGCAATGTCTTCAGTTACTTTACTAGAGTTAGCGATTACATCTTGGATGTTTTCTCCGTTTACCTCCTCTAAGAGGATGTTCATTTTCTTTTCTGCCATTTTGAATACAGTTTAATTGATTTAACAATAAATTTATTTAACACTATAATATAATCTTAATAAAAGAACAGTCGTCAAAATATCTCTTTTTAGCTTCTATTATAGCTACTGCTATAATATTTAGCCTTAATTTGATATCTCTATACTTATTCTTTTTATGAATTTTTAGTGCTACTTCTTTGCTACATCTACTAAAGTATGATATAGCTTCTAATCTTTTCTCCTCATATAAAGTAGGAGAAATAATTACGTTAGTCATATAGTATGACATTTTAATTTGTTTTTTGTTTTACTCATATCTTTTAGTAAATTTAAGTAATAATTAAAAAGAACTGTTCCTGTCTATTTGTACTTCTTATTCAACAGGAGACTCCCTGCCTTCTCCTGACCTACATATAATGTGGTTGACCGTTGTATAGTCCATTGTACTCTTGATTGACAATTTCCATTAGGGTTCTAGTCTTAAACAGTTCTTTAGGTTGACTGAATCCACCATTTTACTAACAATTTAAATTAGTAATATATAGTATTGAGTAGAAACTCTGGCGGGTTCTCTACTTCTTTACTATTCTTTGGTTGCATTCTGAGTTTACACTCGTGAGTACATTCACTACAGTTGATATGATTATCAAGTGTAGGACAATCATTGTTTACTTCCATGCTTTCTTACGATTATAAGGCTCCATTTTCTTATGTTTTGGCTTCTTTTTGAACTCTTTTGGAGGTTCCTCATTGTTTTTCTTTGCCATATTAATAGAATTTAAATAGAGGATTAATATCACGTAACAACTCGGGTAATACGGATAATCCGTATTTCTTTAGCATTTTACGATGTTCATAATACGCGGAAGTAGTATTTACCTGAGCAATAATACTTACAGGAACACTAATAACCTCACGATTCTGTTGCACTAAGAACTTACATAGTTCTGAATTCAATAGCTCTCGTGTCTTGAGAGCAGGTGAACCAATAGATGCAACAATCTTCTTACAGAAGTCTTCTATTACTGGTATTTGCGGATTAGATGGTCTATCTACTGCTATATCAGTTGGAGTTAAACATTTAGCTACCATAGCACTCATCACATCTTCATCTGATAAGATACTTACATCTACGTTCTTAGCATCTGTATTATTTGCTATATTTGATGCTAAAGATGTTACTAGTGCATGTTCATCTTTTATTTCTCCTTTAAATGTAATAATAATTGCTTTCATATTTTACTTTTGATAAGTTATTTACTAGGAATACTAATAGATACTTCTATTTCATACTCCTCTAATTCTTCAAATAGTTTATCAGTATTTGATTTACTGATAATTTCAATAGGTGGATTAACCTCTACTCTTTTACCTGGTACTGTTCTACATAGCTTTTTAGCTCGTTCTAACGATATACCAAGTACTTTAGTAGTAGCTAATAGATTTGCAAGATAGTGGTCGTTACTGAACTTTATCTCAGTTAACTTACGACCTTCTTTTACTTTATTGACTACCATTCTTCTTCCTCTGAAATTAAGTTCTCAAATTCAGTGAAGAAATTATCTGGATCGTTGCAGAGAATTCTTGTATTATCTGTTTCTATTACTACAACTTCTCCGAGTTTACTGGTATTGCTGCATGTTATACTGTCAATTGCATCAATGTGAATAACACAAGGTTTTGTTTCTTCAGTATCTGTAAAACATTGTTCTACAAATAAAAATTTTCCAATCTTTTTCATGTTTCTAAAAAATTTAAATTGTTAATAATGACGCCTGGGCACTCAGGATTTAATTAAGTTAGTGCCAACTTAGTTTATAGCATTTGTTATAAGACAAAGATAAACGACTACAATCGTTACTTACTATGACTCTCACTATAGTTTTAACTCATAAGCAGAAATAGCTGTCAAACTAAATCTTATTGGAGTACATGATTTTAACGTCCGCACGATCATATATACCATCTATTCTATCAATCCCGTTTTTTACAGTTGCGCAATTAACCTGTATAAATGAGGATAAACGATAACCTGCTGTATATACTTACGCCCCACATGTTTGTCATTTTCTGAGGACGTATACTCTATCTTCACAGACTGAGTATACTAGACTCTAATATTCATTTAAAACAGGAGGTTTGGTTTTAATTTTGAATAGAGTCATTTACAACCGTTGATATAACATGAGTTTGTATAGAGTCATCAAGATATTTTTGAGCTCTTGCCCCAGATAACACTGTGTTATACGTTGATGTGTTTGATTCATATATGTAAATCATGTCTTTTATAGACAACGATGTACCATGTTGCATCAAAATATCAATTAATACTACCTTTGGCATAGCTAAAAAAACACTATCAACTCTTCTATCTTCTCTCATTTGCTCTCTCATGTCGAGAATATCCTGTATTGTTGTTACAGGTTCCTCAATGATAACTTGAGGATCTTCTTGTACTTCTTCTTGGTTCACACCATTTAAGAAATTAGCAATGTTTTCACGCTCTGCGTAAATTATTGCTCCCATCATGCCTATTAAGGCAAGAGTTATTAATACTACCCAAACTATTATTCTTGGCGGTTTAGGTCTCGCCATCATTTCATTTTCCATTTTGATAATGTTTTAAAATTAGTAATTAATCTCCCCAAAACCAATCTTGGAGTAGTTCTTTAAAGTTTTCTATTATATAATTTCCATCCCCTCTCTCTTTTATCTTCAGAGAAGTCCCGACAGACGCATAGGAAGAGTCCAACCCACCGAGAGAATCCAAATAGAACACACCCGCAGATTTATTATATTCATCTTCTTTATACAACCAAGAATAGATGCAACAATAATTGAACTTAGGTGTCCAAGGTTTATTATCATTACTAATGAAATTTAGAGCAGCTATAATTGTACTAAGCTGTTCATACAGATTCAAATGCTTATCTTTATAAGTTCTAGGCTTTCTACCTATTACTTTACAAGCATCTTTGTAAGTTTTAATTTCTTCTCTTTTCATACTTTTATTGATTAAAGTGTTACTTTATAGTATCTCCAACAAAATATACGTGATGATATAGATAGTACTTTACATATACAGTACTATTTTGGTTTGTAATAGGATTACGTAATGTGAACTTATATTCTTCATCATTAGTAATACTTCTCTCTTTATTGACTAATATATAATTCTTGTACTTCATTTGTAAATCTACAAAATTATATACAGTTTTGGACTCTTCGTATTCTCTTTTAATTAGAATACCAACAATATATGTTATTATTGCTATTACTAATATTCTACTAATTCGATTTAGTTCATAATATTTAATTACTTTTATCATAAATAGATTTTAATGTTAATTACTAATTGTACCCAGAGCGGGAGTCGAACCCGCACGACCAATGGTCAAAGGTGTTTAAGACCTTAGCGTCTACCTATTTCGCCATCTGGGCATTAAATTAAAGTTTACAACTTGATAATTATTAAGGTTAATAAAAAATGCAGGTATTTATCTCGTTACACCTGCGGGTCCGGCAATCCTGTCTTATATACCGCGTGAGCTGGCGGTTAAAGGTATTAGTTTTCATAGGTACAAACTGGAAGATTCTTTAGACCTATTACTTAACACACTCGCCACATGAAGGCTACCTTAATGAGTGCAATCAGTATATCTATATTCACATATAAATATACTGACAACAGTACGCTTACTGTTATGCTTAATTAATCAATCTGTATAATTAAGAACGAACAATGATTAAATAAACAAATGGTAGATACTGTAAATCTAAGGACGAAACAAACTTGGCTATATTAAACTATATGGTATTTGCGACTGGAAGAAGGTAATATTGCCATCTAATATAGTTGTTCCTGATTTTAACGTCTGCACTAATACTATCATAAAGTCCAGCTAAGCTAATATAAAAGCTGCTGTAAGTTCTTTTGATAGATATAAGCCCCACAGGATTGTCAAGGATTCTCACCTTAAAGACGGAGTAGTTCACAGTTTTCTACTCCTATGCTTTTCTGAGACAGGTAAACACTAAACCCACTGATATACTCTATTATTCTCCCTCACGAATAATATATCTTTGATTTATCTGCACTAATACTCGTGACACCACTACTATAAATACGAGATATAAGCCCCACAAAGTTGATACTGATTCTCACAGTATAGATGCAGTAATATTTACTGCATTAACTTATTAATAAAATCCAACTGTAGATATAGCTATATCATAAGGTTTTAATTTTTCGATAATAGTATCTATATCTTTTTGTGTAATAACTTTAGGAAATATATTATATCTTCCTATACAACTATCTACATATTCTTTAGTTTGACTAAGACTAAGGTTGAATTGTTCTATTAGTATTTTTATTATTCTTATTTTATCTGCATTTCTAGTTTTTTCAGGTATGAACATAGTCATTCTTAACGAGTCTATCTTATCCTCTAAGTCTTCTTCATTTGTACAAGGAATAGGTGTTTCTATAAGAATAGATAGTATGTTATCAAACTGTTCCTTTGAACATACTTTAGAAACTGCATCTAATAGACTGTTTGGAGTTAATATTTTATCTTCAATAAGATTATCTATTACATACTGCTGAATACAAGTTATTTTCTTCATAATTTGATATTATTTATCTGTTAGTTAATGCAATAAAAGTAATAGAGTAAGCGCATTATCCTATCTATATGCTAATTTTTTCTCTTACTCTATTAAAAAAATACTTTAGTTCTAACGCCTCTGCGCCTTCATACTACGTTTCTGGAACGTCGTAACGCCCTAATTAAGGAGATATACATCATACACGAGTTTTCATATATCATTGTGTTGATATAATAGTTAGATACTAAAGTATCAACACTTATTGTTCAGTTAGTGTCAGACTGTTAAGCACCTCATTAAGCCTATCGAGGTATAGCTTTCTATCTTCGCTCTGTGCTTACTTCGAGCTTGGTTACTGTCTCTAAAAGATGTGCACCAGTTGGAACCTACAACTGCATCTCCCACGTGGTTTATAATCTATTACCTTCTCAACTACTATATCTCTTGTGCATAGGATACGTAGTAATGATAATAGATTATTCTTGACTCTGCATTCTGTCGGGCTTGTCACCGGCACTTGGCTGCATTAAGAAGAGAAGTATAATAATATAGTCCTTAGCGCTACCTAAGTCTTTATAAGGGCATACCTAACTTATATTATTATACTTTAACGTGGTTAAACTATGTTTCACAACATATGAGGATAATTTGCATTTCATAGAATAATTACTTTGCGAAATAAATCTGTATTAATATTATAATGCAGTATATACTACTACATTTAGGTATTCATCAAAATAAGGCATAATATATGTGTCAATGAGATAAGTATTTACATTATTCTCTGAAGGAGATAATGATAACTCTGATATTTGTAAATTTTCATCCCATGCTACGCCTACTAATAAGCCCACAATCGTGTTATTCCCTATTTTTACTCCTACCGCTGTTCCTAATAATTTACTGATTAGAGTATTCATTTCTGTTCGTTTTTAGTTAAATAACCATATAGATAGATATAATACTATCATTGTGATTATTACTGATAACATACCTAATTCTGTGTCTCTATCCATATGATTGTTTATTTAGTTAATGATTAAATTGCATTTTACACCTAAAACTTATAACTGCGCAACGCATAGCCTGAATATCACACGTTCTCTATCAGTCCACAGAATTCACTGCTTCATCTGGCAGCTGAGTACGCCCTTACGTCTGCCAACTACACTATTATAAGAAACTGGTGCCCTCAATGTCTTGGGAAGTTATTGAGTTTTTTAATTATAGAACAAGCGCATTATTTTTGCTATGCTATTCTCTTGTTCTAATTAGTGGTTACGCGCCAAATGCGGCACCTTGCTGTTGAGCTGGACCTTGTACAAACTGCGGTTGAGCTTGTTGAGGCTGAGCTTGCTGTTGAGGTTGTTGGTTAGGATTAACTGTGTTGATAGTTTGCCCTCCAACTGTTTCCTGTTGTTGAGGTTGTTCTGCTGCTAATGCGCGAGTGTCGTTAGCTGGAATACAATAATTACTGAATGCTGCTCTTCCGACTTCTTCAGGAGTGCTTCCTCTCATCCATTGCTTTTCTCCACGACTGTCATAGTAATACTGACAGAATACAACTAATTCTGTGTATATTACTGGAACTCCTCCTTGTTTTACAATGTCTCCTGCCATAATAGCTGGTGTACCTTTAGCTGGGTTTGCCGGATGTGCAGATAAGTGCTTCTTGTAAAATGGTTGTGGTGATTTCCAAGACACGTAGCAACCTTCAATAGTTTGGAACATCTCAGGTATGGCTTGGTCTGTTTGACCAATGCCTCCATGTTGCATGCTTAGTAGTGGCTCGAATATGGCTACTACTGGCTTTTGAAAACTTGTGTAGGTTTGCGTTCCTTCCCAAGGGCAATCAAGATTGATTAATTGGGAATACAAGTACTTGTTACCTGCATTTTGAACATTTTTGTTGAGTTCTCCAACAGGTATGCCTTTTTCATCATACTTTTGACCTACTACTCTTAATACTGGATTTAATAATTGAAACTTTGCCATGATAATATGTTTTTTTGGTGAATAATCTATAAGGGCTATATATTACTTGGTGAAGTAATGTAATAAAAATGGGAGGGTAAGAAAGGGTAATAGGACTTGAGACATCTAAGTACATGCTCTATCCTAAAACTTCATTTATTACCTACTAACATAAGTAGAACTTTCTTATTCCTCCCGATTCTTGGCAGGCGCAGCTGAATGGGGGTCGTGCGCAGCCGGTGTGAGTATTCAATACTGGATAATAAATATTCAATACTGAATGCCCAATAATACGGTTATACCTGCCAGAGTGGCTTAGAGTTTATCAACTATATTGATTAACCATACAAACAATAGTATGATTAACCCTAATCCTACACTGAGAGTGCCAACACACACAAGTAAGGCAAATGCTTGCATCTCATCATAAGTAGGAAACAATAGTTTTAAACCCAACAGCTGTATAGCTGCTGCTTGAACAAATCCAGCGAGCATACACAGTAAGCCGCCAATAGTGAGTCTTTTACCAACTTCTTTGATTTTAGGGCCGATGCAGGTTAATTCAATTACGTAATACATGATATATTTGTTTTAAGTTAATAATGCAATTCTATTAAGATGAGTATGAATTGTGTTAGTTTACTAAGAGATAGCCAGATTAAACTCTGGCTATTCTTGTATAACACTTGTAATGATTAGCAACAGCATATGCAAGCTTAATAGCCTCATCAATGTTGTCTAATAACTTTGTGCCTTGCTTAACAGCACCACCTTTTTTTTTGTAAGCATCAATTCTGTACTTCATATCTTGATATATTTAATGTGCATAGTATTACAGTTGTGAATGAATTGAGTAGGAGAGCTATGATTACTCATAGCCTCCATAATACTCCAATGCATCAGCTAATGCATCAACATATTCCTCATCTTCATCTGTGGGAATAAAAATACAATCTGATAAATTCATAATGCTTTGATTTTATTGGCGGGGGTATTCCCGCGATTAATAACAGCCGGGGATGAATTGGGGTAGTACTTCACACACACGCACCACCTCTCTCAAAAAATTTTTATAAAATATTTTTTTAAATTATGTTAAATATCTGTAATTATTCTTAATATTTACGTTATTAGTAATATGAATATAGAATACGAAATAATAGGTAACACTATTCCATTTGATAAATCTGCAGAAATGTATAATAGATCTACGTATATAGGTCCTGCAGATGATGGATGGTCTGAAATAGTAAAAGTAGACGATCAGTACTATATGGTACAACAAGGACTACAAGAATATGAAGGGCATGTATATATGTGCCAAGTAAAAATAACAGCTATAGAAATTTTAAACTAATATGAAATTAATAGAATCCAGTGTACAGATTATTGAGGAGAAAGATCCTTATAAGATGATAGAATTAGCAGGTAGAACTTGTTATAAGTCTGAAGATAAGATAACAGAGAATAGCGCTAAAGAGTTTGTAGATCGTATGATTAAGCTTGGTCATGGGGCTATGTTAGAGCATGGTACTATTTACTTAAAGATAGATAAAACAGAAGACGGACACCTTCCGCCAGCTAGATTATATTGGTCAGATGGTAATCACAAGAAATATACAAAAGTGCGTAAACATGGAAATTCAATATACGTGACAACCAATCTACGAGTAATAGTAGAAAATAATAGATTGGACGATTTACAATACCAAGTAGAACCTACAGAGCATCATGAAAAGCGTATTACGGCTAAATTCATATGTGATAGAGGAGTAAGTCATGAATTTGTTAGACATAGAGTATTTAGCTTTGCACAGGAGAGTACTAGGTATTGTGATTATAGTAAGGATAAGTTTGGAAATGATATTACTTATATTATACCTAGTTGGTTAGACTTACCTGAAGGAAAATACTCAGATTGGGATAATGATTGGTGTGATGTATCCGAACTTAAACTACTTTATCCTGAAGTAGATAATCTAAGTGACCCTGCTAACTGCTTCCTACAGTCTATAAAAAATGCTGAATATTACTATTTTATGCTTATAAATAGAGGTTGGAAACCGCAACAAGCTAGACAAGTATTGCCTAATGCAACTAAAACAGAATTAGTAATGACAGGCTTTGAGAGTGATTGGGAAGGTTTCTTTAAGTTACGTTGTAGTGGTGCAGCTCATCCAGATGCTAGAAAGTTGGCTGACAAGTTAAGATCGTTAATGAATGTTAAAAACATTGAACTTAATAGCGTTAAATAACTATAAATAATGTTAATAAATGTTAAAGAAATAGTAACTAAGACAGTATATTAGACGTTATATGGGGAGTAAGAGGGGTAAAGTAATAACAGTGTCTAGTTAAGTAAAGTGATATAATATTAATTACTCCTACTTTAGATAATCACAAATATAATTACTATGAAACAGAAACAAGTTAGAGAAGTAGCATACTTAGGTAAGAAAGTATATTTTGGTAATAAACCTTATACTCTAGTAGAGAATGAAGTAAAAGGTATGTGTCAAGGATGTGATTTATACAATTGTTATTGCCCTTCTAGGATTACTTCATTGTGTACTCAAGGATTTATACTTAAAAGAGATAAACAATGAAAGAAGGAAAGAAGAATGATTACCAAGATGGTAAGCTACGTTGGGATTTACTACCTTTAGAAGAGATTGAAGATATAGTGAAGCTCTATACTGCTGGTTCTATTAAATATGGTGATAATAATTGGCAGAACTTAGAGAATGGCTACCAACGATATAAAGCCGCTATGTTAAGACACTTACTTGAATATGAGAAGGGTAATAAGGTTGATGATGAAACTAAAGTAAACCACTTAGCAGCTGTAGCTTGGAATGCAATAGCTATGCTTTACTTAGATAAACACGGAAAAGGAAAGGACTATGGCATTAAATGATTAGAAATTAGCAAAGATAGTAAGAGATAGAATACCAGTAACAATAGACAATAAATAGTTTATAGTAGAGTCTAATCCAATAGGTAGTTGTGATGGCTGTTATTTTTTAAATAAAAACTGTCCTACTTTAGCTATACGTTATTGTTGTTCTAATGGCGGAAATATATTAATATTAGAGAAACAAAATAAGAAATAATACGTTATTTGAGTATTAAATATAGAATATTATGGAAGATAAAGTACTAGAAACAGTAGTAAATGGAATTAAGTATACGATGTTGAAAGATGTGTTAGTTAAGCCTTTAGATCCAGTTATGGTTACTAAAGAGATAACAGAGCAGATTCCTACAGGTGAAGTTGATGAAGATGGTTTCAATAAGTATGATACACAAACTGAAACTAAGGAAGTAGAATCTGAATATTCAACAGGTGTAGTATTGAAGATTCCCACATGCTTAACAGAATGTGAATATAGAGTAGGAGATACTATTGTTTATAATAAAAAGTTTGCTAAGGACTTTGATTTGTTTAAGGATAGTCAATTAGTCAAACCATATGATATAATTGCTGTATCAAATATGATTTAAAATTATAACTCATTGTTAGAATGAACCCTGGCGTTAGTCAGGGTTTTTTATTATCCATATAATAAGTGTTAATAAATGTTAACGGATTTTAACATTTATTTAATCTACCGTTTATAGATACATAAACATTTAAAATAAATATTATGAGTTACAAAGTAATTAAAGAATTTGGTTCTGCTAAGAAAGGTGATGTATTAGCAGAGGATGAAACAGGTTTAGTATCATTTAACATTGCTGAAGATAATTACACTAGAATGATGTCTTTAGATTATAATACTGCAGATTACTTATGTGAAGAAGGTTATCTTTTAAGTATTGACGATGAAAGTAAGTATAATGTAGATGCTACTTTAGAGCTCATTGATGACTTACTCGAGAAATATGAAAGTAACTTAAAAGAGACCAATGAAAAAGCAAATAAAGGTGAAATACAACCTTGTGTTAAGTTAGAAGCTGAGACTGTGTATTATAACTTAAATAAGGTTTTAAATAAAATTAAGGATACGTTAACAAATGAATAAATTGGTAAAAAGCGTAAGCAAAGCCGATTTAAACACAGAATTCTTAAAGAGCCTTAATGGTATACTTGATCTTACTGATAGGGAGCTAGAGTTACTGGCTACGTTCATAGCAATAGATATTAACACTCCTAAGCTCCCTAACATAAGTAAGAATGTAATATCTACTGAAAATAGGAAGTATATTAGAAAAGTATTAGGTATTACTCCTGATAATCTCAGTAGATATATAACTAAGTTTAAGAATCAAGGTATACTAGTTAAGGGTAAGATTGAAGATGAAGTTGTAGTAAATAAGGCGCTTATACCTGAAATAATCGGCGATAGAGTACAAATTACTATAATATTAAGAGTAAATAAAGATGAAGATTAAAACAACAATAGTAAGACCTGGTACTATATTATGTTGGAAAGAATATAACATATTTACCAGATTATGGAATAAATTAAAGAAAAAGGATCTGCCTTATAATAAGTTTGAGATCATTCCTACTAATATAGAGCTACTTACAATAGATGAGTATAATTTTATTGCATATACTCCTATACGCAAGTACAGTAAACAGGAAATACACAAACTACAATCTGTTTATGATAATTGTGTAAATGATAGAAATTGGGAAGATATCAAGGCTATAATCAATAAGACCTAATACATTTAATGATTCTTCTACTTTAGAAGAATGTAAATATTACAAAAAGATAGATTTAAATGAGGAATCAAGTGAGTATATATACTGAGCTAAGTAATAAGTATAACATACCCTATCCTATTATAGAAGTAATATGTAACAGCCCGTTTAGATTTACTAATAGTATCATCTCTAACTTAGATCCTAAACCAGTTAGATTCTCTTACTTAGGTAAATTCAAATTAAAGAAAAGATATGAAAAAGAAACCGTATGATGTTTATAGTCCTAAGATATACCCTAGACTATTATTTGTAAGTACTAATATTGAGGATTTAGATAAATATTTTATATTTCTTGATATATATGGTAACAACGATGGAAGCGAATATAATAAATTACTACAAGAAATAGATAAATATGATGGTGGAATGGTTACTTGTAAAGTAATACGTAAGAGTGATAATAAATACGGAGTAATAGTGATAGCTGTTGCTAATGCAGAAGATATTACTCCAGACATGATTCCTCATGAGGCAGTACACGTTGCGGATTACTTTTGTGAACAATTAGGTTTATATACGCAAGACTTTAAAGACGGCAATGAAGCGTATGCCTATTTAGTAGGATGGGCTGCAGGAAATATAAGTAATACTATCTGTAATGAGTTAAAAAACAAAGAATATGACAATTGAAGAAAGTAAAATGATGTGGAAATTAGAAGTGGAAAACAATAAACCACTCTATGGTTCATTTAGTAAGGAAATGAAGCGCCTGTATAACAAAGTAGATGAATTAATTAATGAAGGCGTAATTACTTATGAAGATTTCACAAATGATGTAATTGACAGTATTACTACTACTATAGTAGATAATGGGAAGAGTAATGCAGAACCTAGTAGAGCCGATCAGGTAAATGCGATGTGTGACATGCTATTTAAGAAGTATGAAGAATATAAAAAAGTAGAGCATACAGGAGGAGATAGAGAAGTTTTAGCAGATAATACAGAATTATCAAATAAAACCAGATTATGTGAATCCGAATGTACCGATGGGACGTGCTAAGGAAATTATAGCGAGATTATAGAAAGAATATTATTTAGGTTATTTAATTGATTGATTATTATGGTTAAGTATATTTGTTCAGTAGATAGAGGCACCGTTATTAGTTACGATAAAGAAGTAGAAAATGTTAGCTTACTAAATCATTTTTATGTAGACTATACGTGGTATATTCCTGAAGATGGAGAGTGGATCTATACAAAGAAAGATGGTTCTAAAGAGAGAAGGAGTGTTACTAAAGGCACTATGGTAATAAAATTGTATCCTATAGATAAAGAAAGTGATGCAGAGTACATCTTTATTGAAAATGATGAAGTAAAGAATCACTATAACAGATTGCTAGAAAAGGGGCAAGAAGAAAAAAAGAAATCTACTTCTTGTGATATTGATTGTGATTGTGCTTGTGAAACTGTAAAGTGTGATTGCTAATATGGATAAATTATTGATAGATCAATACGGTAATGCTATTTTATATAAAGTAGATACTAATAGCATTAAAAATGTATCTGATAACTTTGAATGTAGAACTATGTATGTTGCATAGTAGGATGGTCAAGTAATAACAGAAGAGGAAGTAATAGACTATAAATTAGGGGATATTGTACTTATACTAAGTAAATATGATTCTATAAGTAATAAGTGGACGCTAAAACCAATAGTCTGTTCTGATGCCTTTGCTAAAGACGATCTTATAAGATGGAGTAAAGAAGATAATAAACAAGTTCTTACGAATGAAACTATTTGATCTTATTGGAGGTAAAGTAAAAATACACCCAGATGCTATAGGCATCCCATGCTTTAGAAGAGTGTGGGATGCAGATAAACCTGATAAGGAGCATGCTACTAAAGTAATAAGTTACATTGTACTTATGAATAAATGGGATAGTCCTTATGTACAAAGTATGGATGAAGACAGTAGGGAACTTAAACTGAAAAAGGAAATATTCGATGATGAGAATTACAAATTGACGGCAGAAGAATTGATTTGTGAAGATGAATATAAAACCTTACTTAATACTAGAGCTCTACAAATGTTAAACAATATGCGTCTAAAGTTGGATAGTGTAAGTAAGTACTATAAAGAGTCGTTAGATGATACTTTAGATGAAAAGAAGATTAAGGACTTATTAGCCGGTATGACTTCTGTTGGTGGAGTACTTAAGAGTATTGATTCGCTAGAAACGATGGTTAAAGCTGAGGAATTAGCTATAGGCAAAGTTAAAGGAGACGCTAAAGTAAATCCATATGAGTTGGCGAAATAATACATTAAAATATAACTAAATATTAACAACACGTTATAGTGTATAAATGAAAATATTATGAATAAGAAATTTACGATTACTATAGATTTGACTAAGGATACAGAAGAAGTATTTAGACAGATTGAAGAAGCTTCTGAATATTTGAACAAACCTGTAAAGAAGTCATTATGGCAAAGAATTAAATCTTGGTTCTAAACCATCAGAACCCTTACGTGGAGGGTAAGAATATCCACGTGTTATTGCCCTATGGTGTAATGGTTAGCACAGGAGGCTCTAACCCTCTTAGTCTGCGTTCGAGTCGTAGTGGGGCTACTAATTGAAAATAGAATAACATGATTAAATTTGATAGGATGAAACTGATAGGTTTCTCAAAAAATAGAATGCATTTTCAAAGCAGAACTGACAAAAGTAAATATTACTATTTCGAGTTCTCTTTTAAATATCTTCTTAAGATATTTAATCCTAATATAACAAAATATATAGGTCCGTTCTATTAAAAACACTAGTCCTTTGAAACTATAATATAGGTAGTTATCGTGAACAGGTAGTCTGGGGTAATGTTAGCCCAGGTGGGGAGTACTAAATATACGACGTATATATTACAGTCACTGGAAATCTCCTCTACTAAAATTCAAGATTAACAAAGTAAGAAAAAGGGGTTCGTTGTGAAACGCGCCCCTTTTAAATAGTATATATGGAAGACCAAAAGAAAATAGAATTTTATAGATATCTAAAAGAATTATATCCTAATTTAAAGGATACTACTATTATGCTTATTGTAGAAAGCAATCTTGAAATAATTCATATGGAAAACGGTGAGATTAATTTTCCTTTAGATTACTTTTTAATGCCGTCGGATGGATGTACAATAGACAACAAGGAATATAATTGGAGTATAAATATAGAAAAACATGGTCGACTTTACTAAGAAAATAAAAAATTCCAATAAATTCAGAGGACCAGCACTATAGTTTATAGCTACTGGTTCTTATTGCGTATATCCAGAAGGTACTTCAGAATATTTTAAGTTCTGGGATGAGGAAAGTAAAAGATGTGTAGATGGTTATACAGCTGATGATGGAGATTTCATTAGCGGGTATAACTATTTTTATTTAAACTACTGTCCTATATCTCGTATAGTTAATCATATTACTACAGATGAATTAGGTAATACTAAAGTAAAACGTGTTAATGAAGTAACTTTCCCCGACTTCTGGGACTATGACTATTACTATTTTAATGCCGTACAAGAAGCCCAAGAGTAGGGTAAGCATCTGTGTTTACTTAAGTCTAGACGTAAAGGTTTTTCATACAAAGGTGGTTCTATGGCATGCCGTAATTTCTATCTAATACCATACTCTAAAACCTTCATATATGCATCAAATAAATAGTATTTGACAGATGATGGTATTCTTACTAAAGCTTGGGATTATATGGACTTTATAGATAAGAATACTGCATGGGGAAAGAAGCGATCAGTTAATACCTAGATGCGTAGACGTGCTGGATTCTATACTAAGGATGACTATGGTAATATTATAGAATTAGGTTATAAGTCAGAGATTATAGGGGTTACTTTGAAAGATAATCCTGATGTAGTACGTGGTAAGAAAGCTAATCTTATTATGTTTGAGGAAGGTGGTTCTTTCTCTGAATTAGGAGCAGCATGGCAAATCGCTAGACCTTCTGTAGAGGTAGATGGTATAGCCTTTGGTACTATGATAGTATGGGGTACTGGTGGTGATGAAGGCTGTATTACAGAAGACAATCTAGTATATACTAGTGACGGTAGACAATTATCTATAAAAGATATTACCAAAAAGGATAAGTTAGTAGGATATGATGTCACTAATAAGACAGTTACTGAGGAACCCATTAAATTTATAAATATACCTAGTAAGAAAGAATGTATAAAGTTAATTACTAATTCAGGAAGAACAATTGAATGTAGCATAGATCATCCGATTCTTAGTAGCAATGAAAAAGATTATAACGATTGTTTAAAGTTTGATTGGCATCAGGCATAGGAATTAGCAATAGGTGATTATGTAGCAATAGCAAAAAATATACCATATTTTGGACAGAATACCATTGATAACGCTAGAGCAATAGGCATATTTATTGGAGACGGTTCTTATTTGAATAATTCTTCTGTTAATTTAACGTCCTGCGATATTGAAATACAGCAGTTTATTGAGAATCTATACCCTTGTATTACAACCGATAGTTCTCTTACTAAAGATGGTAAAATTCTAAAAAAAATAAGAGTTCGTAAAGCAAAATACGATATAAACAAATTAGGTATATCTGGACAAACAAAAGCAAACAAACGATTGCCAGAAATCATCAATACTTGTGATAAGAATAGTATTACTGAGCTTTTAGGAGGACTATATGATACTGATGGTTGTGTTTCCACTACCTATAATAAAAAACGTAATAAATATTCTACTATAATAAATCTTACTCAAAGTAGTAAAGAGTTATTAGAGCAAGTACTATATCTTTTATAGAAATTAGGAATACGAGGTTATATTTATAGAGTGAATAAAAAACCGTCTAAAAACAGTGTCTGTAAAAATCAGAATAGTGTTTATTATTCTTTAGATATTCACGATCGAGATAGTATTATCAATTTCTATAAAAACATAACCCTTTTAATCAAACATAAGCAAGAAAAATTAGAACAAGCCGCTAAATACTATGAAAATCAAAAATCTTTACAAAAAGATAGAGGATTTTATTATGAGAAAATAGTAAACATTGAAAATGTAGGGGTAAAAACTATTTATAATATAACTGCTGGAAATACTCATACTTATCTTGTAAATGGAATTATTACTCATAATTCTGCATTTGAAACCATGAAGGATATGTTTTACAATCCTGATGGATACAATTGTTTAGGGTTTGATAACATATGGGATGAGTCTGCTACTACTAATAAATGTGGTTTCTTTGTACCTCAATATACTAACTTAGATATACGTGATGAGAATGGTAAACGTATATATATGGACGAGGACGGTAATACGTACCGTAAGAAGTCTTTAGAACACATATTAGCAGAAAGGCAAGTAGTAATAACTAATGCCACTAATAACGCAGCAGTTGACAGATACGTTGCAGAGAGACCTATTACTCCAGCAGAGGCCATGCTAGAGTTTAATGGTAACATATTCCCCAAGAAGGAATTACAAGAGTAGTTATCATTACTCAGAACTAATAAAAAATTATAGAATCATAAGTAGGTAGGTGATCTAGCATGGCAACCTGACGGTAGTCTTAAATGGGTTATTAAGAAGACAGGAGATATAACACATTACCCATTAAGAACTAAAAGGGATGAAGTTACTGGAGCATTAGTAGGAGATGATCCTACTGGTTCTATAGTAATATGGGAGCATCCTAATAAGGATGCTAGTGCTGGTTTGTATATTGCAGGTATAGACTCATACGACTATGATGAATCAAGTACTACATCATTGGGTTCTTGTTTTATATATAAGAGAGTATAGTCTATAGAACAGTATTCAGATATAATAGTAGCAGAGTATACAGGTAGACCTAAGTCAGCAGAAGATTTCTATGAAAATGTACGTAAATTGCTTATATACTATAATGCTAGAGCAATGTATGAGAATCAAAACAAAGGTATATTTGTATACTTTACTAACAAACATTGTGACTATTTACTTGCTGATCAACCAGATATAATCAACGATATAGTAAGTAATTCTAAAGTAAATAGAAAGAAGGGCTGCCACATGAATAAGCAAATTAAGCAATGGGGTTGGGGTCTAATAAAGGATTGGCTAAACGATATTAATGCAGATGGCAAGAAGAACTTATACAATATTATGTCGGAACCGCTATTAGAGGAACTTATAGCTGCAAACGATGTAGTTAACGTAGACCGTGTAATGGCGTTGACCCAAGTAATGATATATAGAGAATAGCTATATAATGTTAAAGTAAAAGAGATTAAAAAAGAGAATAGAAATAGGGTACTGTTTGAAGGCCCTATATTTACTCAAGAATGGTTTCGTGACGACGAAGCTATAGATAATATCGAAGCATATATGTTTTAATTATGAATAATATTAATCAAATGCCAATATAGAAACTTCCTATGTCTAAGAAGACAAAAGACTGGCAAGAAAGTTGTATAGACTATGTTATAGGTCGTAGTTTAGGAGGTTCTAGAAATGGTAATAACAGAACTCGCAGAGAGGAGATGCAAACATACTATGATCTTTATAATAGTATATATAATGAAAAAGATCTGAAATATGTTACTAATCCTTTTAAACAGCAGGACGGCTTTCCTGCAATGGCTTAGGATTATAATATAATTAAGCCTAAGATAGATTTACTGTTGGGAGAAGAAACCAAAAGACCATTCAATTTTAAAGTAGTACGTACAAGTGATATAGCTGCTAGTGAGATGTAGGACAGAGCCAAATAGCTTTTAATAGATTACATTCAGGCTACTATAATGAGTAAATTAGGTCCTGAAGAACAAGCTAGATACTAGGAAGCTTTACAGAATGGTGAGATAATGACTCCTTAGTAGATACAAAAATACATGAGTAAAGACTATAAAGATATCGCAGAAATAACTGCATATCACAGTCTTAATTACTTAAAGAATAAGTTAAACATTACTCATGAATTCTTTAAAGGTTGGAAAGATGCTTTAGTTGGTGGTGAAGAGATATACTATGTAGGTATACTGAATGGAGAGCCGTGCCTCGAACGTGTTAATCCTATCTACTTTGATTATGATACTGAAACGTCCGACTTAGAATTCATTCACGACGCAGAATGGTGCTGTTATGAAATGAATATGTCTGTTACTGAGCTATACGATAGATTATATGACAAGATGTCTGAGAAACAGCTAAATCAGTTGTTAGATATGATGGATCAAGCTTCTAAAGGAGGTATAAATCCTGAAGTAAGAAAGACGTCTTTAGATTATACTCATATTAAGACTCATACTATTAACGGGTTCAGTAGTAATCCATTTGATAGTACTAATAGTGTGAAAGTATGGCACTGTTGCTGGAAATCATTTAAGAAGATAGGATTTGTTACTATAATTGATCCTGAATTAGGTGAGCCTAAAGAATATCAAGTAGATGAGAGCTATAAAGAGACCGGGACGGAACTTAATGTAGAATGGAAATGGATTACTGAAGTATGGGAGGGATATAGAGCAGGGGAAGACCTATATATAGGAATACAACCATTAGAATATCAATATACTTCATCTGATAATCCTAACTCTCAGAGATTGCCTTATACTGGAGTAGTATATAATAATACAAACAGTAGACCTCGCAGTTTAGTTAGCATGATGAAGCCATTGCAGTATATGTATATTGTACTATGGTATAGACTTGAGCTTGCTATGGCTAGAGATAAAGGTAAAGTAGTAAATATGGACATTACTTAGATACCAAAATCTATGAATATAGATGTATCTAAATGGATGCATTACTTATCTGCTCTTGGTGTAAACTTTATTAATCCATATGAAGAAGGATGGGATATACCTGGTAGAGAAGGAGGTAAACCTAGTCAGTTTAACTAGATTACAGCTCTTGACCTTACTATGGCTAATACTATAGATTAGTATATTAATCTTATGGATAAGATTGAAAGTATGCTATCTGAGATATCTGGAGTTAGTAAGCAAAGAGAAGGGTCTATTTCATCTAATGAATTAGTAGGTAATGTAGAGCGTTCTGTAGTACAATCAGCTCATATTACTGAACCTTGGTTCTGGACACACAATTAGGTAAAGAGAGAATGCTTAACTATGCTACTTAATACTGCTAGATGGGCTTGGAAAGATAGTAGTAAAACTCATCTACAATATATATTAGATGATGCTACTAGAGCATTCTTAACGCTATCAGATGATATGCTTTATGAGGATTTTGATATCTTTATAGAAGATACTACTAAGAATCAACAGTATATAGAAACACTTAAGCAGTTAATGCAACCTGCTATGCAGAACGGAGCTAGCTTACTTGATATAGCTGAAATCATTACTATGGATAATATTAGTATGATTAAGTCTAGATTAGAGGAAATTGAGCAAAAACGTATGGAGCAACAACAAGCTATGGAACAAGCTCAAGCAGAACGTGAACAGCAAGCTATTCAGATGCAAAATGAGATTAAGGAAGAGGAGCTTATGATTAAAGAAGCAGAAATGGATCTTGAGAAATATAAGATAGATCAAGATAATGCTACTAAGATTACTGTAGCTCAACTTAATGCCTATAGAGGTGCTGAGAATATGGATCAAGACGGTAATGGAATTCCAGATCCAGTAGAGATAGCTCAACAAGCTTTAGCTGAACGTAAGCAAGCATCTGATGAAGCTTCTAAACAATTTGAATTCAATGCTAAGATTAGAGAGCAGAAGATGAAGAAAGAGATAGAAGATAAGAAAAATCAGCTTGAAAGAGAAAGAATGGATCACGAAATGAAGTTGCAAGCAGCTAAAGATAAAGCAGCAATGGAGAGAGAAAGATTAAAAGCTAAGACAGCACTTAAGAATAAGACAAACGCAGAAGCTAAAAAGAGTAAATAATTATGAATTGGTTTAAAGAAACATGGTGGATAGTTAAACAACTATTTACTAAAGTAAAAGCAGATAAAGTAGAATATAAACATATGGATCACTATCCATTTAGTGGTTATTCTGCAATGAGCTGGTGTGGTTACTTGTTAAGTAGAAAACCTGAATCTCAGATTAAGCCTACTACTTGGAATCATGAAAATATTCATCTTTATGAAGCTAAAGATAAGAAGAGATGGATAAGTTATTATTGGTCTTATGTATGGGAATGGATTAAAGGTAACCCTATAATCTATCCCGCATCTAGTGCTTACTATACTATTCCTTATGAGATGGAAGCTTATGCTAATGACGATAACTTTGATTATCTGAAAACACGTAAGCCTGAGGATCTTGATAAGTACAAGATTAAAGACAGAAAGAAGACTTATAAGGCTAATAAGAAGAATTGGAAACAGTATCTTAAAACAATTAAATAATAGGAGGAATTAATTATGGCTTGCAAGGGCGGAAAGAAATCCAAAGGTGGAAAAGGTGGAAAGAAATAATTGAAAGATTATGGATAGACAAGCATTTAAATAGAGAATGCAAAACCTAAAGTCTTACCGGGAGAATAATCCCGGTAAAGGCTATTGGGATTGGAAGGTAGAAGCATTTGCAGACGGTGGTGTGAGTGATAATCTTGTTGGTAGTTATTCTAATCATACTGGAACCCCTACGATGTATGTACCTGTTACTAAAGAGTACGAAGCTGTGCCAGAAGGTTTTGGAGAAATAGCTAATGTTCATACACCAGAAGTAACTATTACTCCTTAGAATAACATTAGTCTTGTAGAAGCTGTAGATAAAGGTCGTAGAAACGCATTTGAATACATTAAAGAGGCAGCAAGCTATACTCCTATAGTAGGAGATGCTATGGGCGCATCTGATGCCGTATATCAAGCTACATAGGGCAATTATTCAGAAGCAGCACTTGCAGCTGGTTTAATGTTACTGCCTAATTTTATTAAAAAACCATTGAAACGTGTTGGAAAATTACTAAAGAAAAATAAAAAAGTCATAAGCGAACTGCAATTAGATGATGTTAGAAACTGGACAGATTCTGATTGGGATTCTAATTATAATTAGGCAATCAACGATGGAGATAAAGATAAAGTGTAGAGGATAAGAGATTTACATTTCATGTCTAAGGTGCCAAACAATAACATAAGCATTAGAAATGGTAAACCTACTACTTGGTTTCACGGTTCACCTTATGCTGGGCATACTACTTTTAACAGCTCTGTATTTAATAATACTATTGGTGGAGAATCTGCATTAGGACGAGAGAAAGGTAATTTTTTTACTACAGATTTAAATGCTGCAAAGAATTATGCAACAAGTCCATCAGCAAAATCTGAATTCTCGGAATATACCAAACCTAAAAACGCAAAAGAAAAAATATTAGATGCAATAGGTTTATATGAACCAAAATACATACATCCTGTAGACAGAATACCTGAAGATTTGGGCATTGACGTAAAGAATATGCACAATTACGAAGTTAGCCCATTATAGTTAATAGATATGAGTGGTTCCAGTAATTCTAAGGTATATCAATCTAATAAGATATACCCGACATATATAAACCCAGGAAAGACATATACCATAGATTTTGAAGGAAACCCTTGGTCACAGTCTCCTGTAGAATTTCCGAGTAAATATTATTCTAGAGAAACTTACCCAGATGTTGACTTGGTTCCAAGTAAGAACTATCCAGAAGGGCATTTTGTAGAAAAGCGCAATACGTCTAACTTATCTAAAGATTTAGATGAATTAAAATAGGAATTAAATTCTTTAGATTTACCGTATAACAACGTTTACTATGACGGTTCTGGTAATGAATCTTTATATGGTAAATATAGAGGTTGGAATGGTAAGTTAGAACCTAAAAATTTAATTTCTGAGTATCCTGACTATAGAACAAGGCCTGGATATTCATATAGTATATTTGAACACAAATATCCTAATACAACTAATGGAGCAGTATAGTACGGAGCCTCCGAAAACTTTAACACGATACACATAACTAATGTGGTAGATGCAAATACAGGACACTACGAAAATTACCCTATAGAAGATTTAATTCCTTTATAGTCAAATTAGATAAAATTAGCTAATCCTATTACTTACGATAGCAGTGGAAAGATTATACCAATATCTAAAAGAGATAATTTTACAAATCCTGATATTCGATACGGTTTGATTCCTTTAATTGGTTTTTCAGCATTGAATTATAATGATAACAGCTCTGCTGAAGAATATAAAAATAGAAAATACTCAGAAGGTGGGTAGACAGGCGATCCTGAAAAGGAGAGATTCTATCAGGCTACGGGTAGAAGTAGTAGTGGTAGACCTCTAGAAGAAGGTTTAAAACCTGTGTTCAGTCTTGAAGATGCTGCTAATATGACTCCTATTGGGGATGCTATATCAGCTAGAGATACTTATAATGCTGTAAAGAATAGAGATTGGTTGAGTGCTGGACTAGCCGCTCTTACAGTATTACCTTTTGTTCCTAGTGGTTTAAGAAATGTAAAAGCTGCTGCTAGATACATTCCTACTGTAAATAGAACTGAACAAAGTTTAATAAATTAGGCTCTGGGTAATATTAGTAAGAAAAGAGATTATTTATCAGATATAGCTAATTCTAGAAATAGAGTTCTAGAAGATATTAATACGATACCTTACCGTAATAGAGCTGAATAGGCAGATAAAATATTGAGTTTGATTTATGGGTAAACACAGGGTAGAAATGCAAATACAACTATTAACAATAATATGTTAAAACAGCTAGAGAATTCATTAAAATAGACAGATGCTACCAGTTATTATAGAAAAGGTACAGAATAGAAAGCTTATATGAATTAGCTAAGAACTATGCTCAAATAGAATGGAGATGTATAGAATTTAGATGAACCAGTATCGTCTACTCTACTTAAGAAGTATCTAGATAAAATGTCTGATAGTGATCCTATAAAGAAGATGTTTAAACAGCATAAGAATATTAATGCGTATACTAAATGGTTTAACACTATTCCGTTGCTTGGTGCTACTGCATTAGGAGCTAATGCTTACTTTAATAATAACAAAGATGAGTGATCTAATAGATTATACAGGTATCATGCCGGAATACCCTATACCTTCATATAAGTATGGTGGTATTCACATAAAGAAGAAGAATAGAGGTAAGTTTAATGCCTTAAAGAAAAGAACTGGTAAAACTACAGAAGAACTTACTCATAGTAAAAATCCATTGACACGTAAGAGGGCTATCTTTGCTCAGAATGCGAAAAAATGGAAACATAAAGGAAGAAAGAAAAAATAATAAATCTAATTATATATAATTATGGATAATGTAACATTGAACGGTTTTGAGGTATTTGAAGATCTCATGCCAGGAGCAAGTGTAAAGAATAAACCTATTACTCCTCCTACTAGTGAGGAAGAGGAAGAAACAAAAATTGATCTTGAAGGAGTAGGAGAAGAACTCAGTGAAGAAGAGTTAAATAATATTCGTAAGAATACTAAAACTGAAACTGAGGAAGAGAAAGAGGAAGAGCTTGAAGAAGAAGATAAAGAAGTAAAATCTAAATCTAAAGCTAAACCTAAAACTACTACAAAGGAAGAAACAGAAGAACCTGAAGTTGAGGAAGAAGAACCAGAAGAGTCTACTGATGAAACTACCATAGTAACAGGTTTCTTTGATTCTTTGTCTGAAAAGTTAGGTTGGGATGATATTGAGGATGATGATAAACCTAAGACTGTTGAAGATCTTATTGATTACTTTAACGATGTAATTGAAGAAAACTCAGTACCACAATACGCTAGTGAAGAAGTTGAGCAACTTGATAAGTTTGTTAAGAATGGTGGTAATTTGAGAGATTATTTCTCAATTGACAATGAAATTGATCTTGATGATATCGATCTCGAAGATGAAAGTAATCAGAAGTTAGTATTGAAAGAATTCCTTAAAGAAAAGGGTTTTAATGCTAAATAGATTGAAAAGAAACTTACTAAATATGAGGAAGCCGGTATTCTTGAAGATGAGTCTCAAGATGCTGCTGAAGCCCTTAAGGACATAAGAGAGAATAAGAAACAACAGCTATTGAAAGACCAAGAAAATGCCGCTAAGCTCGCAGCCCAACGTCAACAGGAGTACTTTGATACCGTTGTCAACGAAATAAAGGGCATGGATAATATCCGCGGTGTTAAAATTCCAGAAAAGGATAAACAAATACTGTTGGAATATATATTCAAACCTACCTCTGATGGTATGACCAAATTTCAAAAAGATTGGTCTAAGAGCGTAAAAAATTTAATTGAGTCTGCCTACTTTACTATGAAAGGAGATACACTTGTAAAAGCCGCCGAAGTAAAAGGTCAAAATGCAGCTATTAACAAGTTTAAGAATAGTCTTAATAGAACAGGAGTAAGTAGAAAGACTAAGAAACAGGATAACACTAGCACCGAGTCTATGTGGAATTCTTTTGCGCGAAGATTACGTGCAGATTAATATTAACTAATAAAAATTAAAATTACTAGTATTTTATGGATAATAATATTCTAAATAACTTAGTTTTATACAAAGGTAAATGGTTCAGTGATTTGATTGATACCGCTAAGATTTCTGCGGCTTCTCAATAGAATCCATATCAGGTTGCTACCGTGTTGTCTTATGTATTTGGAACTAAGGATAATGGTTACAACACTTCTTTGGATATGCTTACTGGTGGTCTTGGTAATGTAATGACTATCGACCAACCGAGCTGGGAGTGGAATGTAATGATTGATGCCGATAGAGCAGTTACAATTAGAGATGCAAAATGGAATGGCGCAGCTATTACAGATGATTCAACTGCAGGTCTTGGCAATACACCGATTATGCTGTGGTTAGAAGATAACTGGTTTGGTCCTACTGCTGTATTGGAATTTGACGATAAGGAATTCCAAGTACGTGTAGCAGGTGCTCCGTACCAAGATGGTAACTTGTGGGTATATACTTGTTTTGTAGCTGATGGTCAGCCTACTTCTTATATTCCTGCAGAACTCTTGAAACCGGGTTGCCAAGTATCTCGTCTGGCTTCTGCTGTTGAAGAGTACAGTGAAGAGGGTGATATCCTGAACTATAATACTCACTTCAAGATGCGTAATTATCTTACTACAATTCGTATCAACTATGATATTACTGGTTCAGCCTATTCTACAGTAATGGCAATTGCTTTGCAAGATCCTAAGACTGGTAAGAAGTCTTATTTGTGGGCTGATTATCAGGAATGGGTAGCTCTGCGTGAATGGTATAAGAGATGTGAACGTATGTTGGTTTACATGAAATCTAATGTAAACAAAGATGGTTCTTGTAATCTGAAGGGTACTAACGGTCGTCCAGTATTTATTGGTGCTGGTCTGTTGGAACAGATTGCTCCGTCTAATAGACGTTACTATACTCATCTTACTGCAGAACTGTTGGAAGACTTCCTGTTTGACCTGTCTTATAATGTACTTGGTACTAACGAACGTAAGTTTGTTGCATTGACTGGTGAAATGGGTATCCGTGAATTCGATAGAATTTTGAAGGAAAAGGTAGTTAACATGAACCTGATTGATACTGTATTTGTAACTGGTTCTGGTGACAGCCTTACTTTTGGTGGTCAGTTCAAGACTTATAAGATGACTAATGGTATCGAGTTGACTCTGAAGTATTTCCCGCTGTATGACGATATTACTTACAATCGTAAGTTGCATCCGGTTACTTTGAAACCGCTGGAATCATATCGTATGACATTCCTGGATCTGGGTAGACGTGATGGTGAAGCTAATATCGTTAAGGTAGTTCGTAAGGATCGTGAATTCGTAACTTGGACTACTGGTGGTGCAGTTCTTCCGTCTGGTTATGGTAAGTCTATTAATACTCTGAGATCTAATGGTAAGGATGGTTACACTGTATTCTTCCTTGGAGAAATGGGCATAATGTTAAGGGATCCACGTGCGTGTGGGGAACTAATCATGGATGCTGAGTAATAGCTAACTTGTGGTTAATAAATGATGGGGCCTTAGGGCCCCTACTAACTTGATAATCTAATATTTTATATTATGGAAGTAATCGTTAGAATAATTAAAACTAATCCCTGGACTGGGATTACTAAATGGCCTACATGTTTTGATTATGTAAGCACTTACTTGACTAGATCTGGTAATTTATATACTGGTTTGTCTGCAGAAGATGCGACCAGATTAGAAAAAGAAATTGGTTATCCTGAGGGGTAGTTATCTCCCAATAGTACATTCTGGGATACTTTTGCTATTAAGATTGGCAAAAAGGATTTGATATTGGATACTAATAGACCTGAGGATGAATTAAAATACCTATTCCTTAAGAAACATAAAAGAGTAGCTAATGGTCTTAACGATATTAAACCTAGCACTGATTATGTTATGATTAATAAGGATAGTGAAGCAGAAGAACAGAATAAGTTCAATAAAGTTAAGCGTGAAGCATATAGAGAGATGGATAAGATGTCTACTGAAGAAATGCGTAAGTGTTTACGTCTCTATGGTATGAAATCAGATTCTATGTCTAATGAGGTTGCTGAAGCTAAACTGTCAGAATTTATTGAAGCTGATCCTTCTAAGTTCTTGATGAAATGGGTAAATAATCCTAATAAAGAAATTAACTTCGTAATTGAAGAAGCTATTGCTAAAAACATTATTAGAAAGAATCGTGCTCAATATTACTTTGGTACTGATTTAATTGGTAATGGTCTTGAAGATGTAATTGCTTATCTTAAGGATAAGAAGAATCAAGAAATAAAATTGGCAATAATGTAGGAAATAAAATCTAAGTAATGACTAATAAAGATTCTCATATAATTTTCAAGGTAGTTCTGGATAAGAATGCAGAAGGTATTGCTTATGGCGGATGCCCCGCATTTTTAGACGAGGAAGTAGACTTATTTCTTAATCAAGCACAGCTAGAAATCTTAAGTAATAAGATTACTGGCAATAATGCTTTAAGAATAGGTTTAGAAGGTTCTGTGTCTAACTTATCTGAGATAGAAAAGTTAATAGCTACAGATGTTAATCTTCATGCTGTACATACAGACTACAATGAGTATGCATTAGAAGATGTTCATGATGAAGATAATAGAATGACCATACTTAGTGTATTACTTAAGTATGGACAATTCTAGACTAACTGCGTACTTACTAGTCATGAGTTAGTAAAGCCTTTTAAGTAGACTTACAATAATATACCTTGGGTAGAGAATCCGGTAGCTACTTTAGAAAATGATAAACTCTTAGTATACGTAGATCCTGTTTTAATGCAGGATCCTATGTATGCTCCAAGAGTAGAAGATAATACAGAGTTCTATAGAGTAGATATTACTTATGTTAAGAAACCAACTAAGTTTGACTACACTAAACCTGAACAAGAATTAGATTTTCCTGAAGATGTCATGTATGAGATTATTAATAGAGCTGTAGTAATTGCTTTAGAGAATATAGAATCTCAAAGACAATCTTCTAAATTTTAGTTAAACCAAGTATCTGAATAATTATGCGCGAAAGAGATTTTCAAATAAATGTAGAAAGGCAACTGAATAACATTATAACAAACTATAATGATACTATTAAGTTTCCTTCAGATACTTTGTTTCATTTCATAAACAAAGCTAAAGACGAATATGTTAAACAGAACTTTAGAGTATTCTAGAGAAATCAAGAGATTACTGATAACATACGTACTTTAGTAAATACTAAGAGCTATACTACTTATAGCTTTAGTAAATTAGGTAATAAATGGGAAGCTGATTATCCTGAAGATTATATGTTTGCACTTGGTGAAAATGTATATATAAGTATAAAGGATAATAAATGCAATAACTTAATTACTCGTGAGTCTGATGTAATAGAGGCTACAATAGAGACAGTAAGCTCTAGACTAAGTAATAGTCTATCAGATCATAGATTACGTTATAATCAAGCAAAACCTATTAGAGTATATACTGACAATAAAATTGTATTATATACTGATGGTAAATATGATATAAGTTCTTATGAGCTTACTTACTTAAGAAAAGCTAAGGATTTAGGTACTCTCTAGGATTTAACTAAAGAGTATACAGATTTACCAGAAAATACACACTAGGATATAGTTGATCTAGCAGTTCAAATGATAGTACAAACTATACCTAATGCAAGTTCTAAGAAATCTTAGGACGAATAATTAAGGCGCTTACGGCCGTGGAAATCTGAAATAATGAAAGTAGAAAGTAAGCGAATAGACTAAGCGCTAATGTCTAATTTAAAAACAAACATTTAATATGATAACTTCAGTACACTCAGTTCTGATTGGAAAACAAGCTCCGGCTTCTTACACTACAGTGGATGCTTTAGCTGTTGGTGATGTTGCTTTGTTCGATGAGAATAAGGCTCTTATTAAGACTGCTGCTGATGCAGTAAATGCTAACTCTCTGTATGTAGGTGTAGCAGGTGAAAAGATGAATGTTACTATGCCTGATGGTACGGTAGCACAGAAAGCTAATATTGATTTCTCTACTGAAATTCAGAAAGCTTCTAAACCGTCTGCAGTAATTGGCGAATATGTAGCTCCTGTTGAAGAAAAGATTGTGATCACTTTGACTAACGCTACTATCATTGCTGGTAATCGTTACGTTTTGCGTATTGTTTATAAGGATATGTATGAAGCCGCTTGGCAGTTTACTCATACTTATGAAGTATATGCTGAAACTACTACAGCTAAAGATTTAGTAGACGCTTTCTTGAAGAAGATTAACGCTCACAAGAATCGTAGAGTACAGGCTACTGCTTCTGCTGCAGTTCTGACTTTGACTGCTATGCCGAAGGATGATAATGAAGGCGTTTATTCTTTAAATGAATACAGCGTTGTATCTATGGAAGCTTCTCTGTATGAGACTATTCCTGGTGCATTGCTTGCTAATCAGCCTAAGGCAGTTGTAGGTGCTACGATTGTTAAGACTGCTGGTAATCCGGGCAAGGGTTATTGGAAGCAAGTACGTGATGCAGAAGTACGTAACATGGGTTATAAAGGTCACGTATTTACTGGTGCATATCCTATTGTTGAACAGGCTCGTAAGGTAGTAGAAGGTGCAGAATATGATTATGCTATCATTGAAAACGATAACCTGTACTTAAGCAATGATAATCAGTATATCAAGACTACTCCGTTGACTACGGAAGTTTATTGTCCTAGTTTAGTTGATTCTATTGTAGATAAAGGTATTCAGTCATTTATTGCTGGTAAGACAATTGCCTAATCCACGTTAGAGAGATTGAATTTGGGATAAGATTCCTTTTACAAACTACAGAAGTGGAGTTGTGGAATATTCCACTCTCCACTTTTTTTATTGTTGATATATGGACAAATTAACAAATATACAAATAGATGGTGATAAACTGACCTTCAAGATAGAGACTGAGGTAGATCTTAGTAACTATAGTAAGGAAGTTTATATAGATGAAGTATGGAATTTAAAGAACATACTTGAAGACAGTCCTATACATAACATTAGCTTTTCCGAGAATATTACAGTAGATTCCGAAAATAATGTAACTGTAACTAATGACGATATTCTAGAACTAGATTGGAATATGAAATACGTTACTTTGAGATGTTTTACGGAATAGGAAGAAATACATTTTCATGGCATATACTACAATCCTTCAATTGTATATATGGCAGAGATTAGGAAATTACATACTCACTGCTTAACTTGTTTAGATGATTAGACTATGCAGAATATAATGTTAGTAGTCTTTAAGAGATAGTTACTTGAGTATGCTTTAGCATCCGATTACTATCGTGATGCTTTACAATTATATGTAGATATCTGTAGATTACTTGAGATATCTATTAAACCAAAATGTGCAGCTAGTACTTGCTGTAACAATGCTATTCTTACTCAGAAAGGTGATTGTTTCAATACAGAAAACGATAAATGTCTTCACTTAGAGAAAGAGCGTAACTCTGCTACTTTATTTAGTGGTATTTGTTACTCTTGTTCTAATAATACTTGCAGTACTGGAAATTGCAGTAACGGTTATTGTAAATTATAAAATAAAGAGATATGACACAAAAATGTGATGGTGTAAAGATATTAGACTTAGAAGAGAAGCTTGAGGCTACAGGTAGTGAGTACATTGTTACTGCAGAGAAAGACAATAACTATAAATTACCACTTGAATCTGTAGCTGATATAGTTATAGGTAATTCTAAGTTTAAAGCTGCAATTAAGGATGTATACGAATCAAGTACTCCTACAGCATCTGTGTCTTTAGACAAAGATAAATTCTTATTTTCATTTGGTATACCTGCAGGTAGAACAGGAGATGCAGGTAAGGACGGTAAAGATGGTAAAGATGGTAAAGATGGTAAGGACAGCATTGATGGTGTACCAGGTATAGACGGAGATACTACTCTAGTAGTAATAGCATACAAATCTACTAAAACTATACAAAGACCCGATACTCCTGTAGGAGGTAGCTGGGATTATGATACTAATACTATTACATATCCTGAAGGATGGTCTGGTAGTGATAGTAATCCTAATGGCTATGTATGGATGTCTACCGCTACATTCTCTAGTAAAGGTACAATAGTAGTGCCTTGGAGTACACCTGTAAGACTTACAGGTGCAGATGGTCATGATGGTGCAGACGGTAGTAATATTGAATTCGTGTATAAGCTTACTGTAACTAGTTTAGTTACACCTACTAAACCTACAGGTAACAGCCAGACTGAAGCTATTAGACAAGGGTGGACTGATCATCCAACAGGTATCAGTGAATAGTATCAATGTGAATGGGTTTGTTCACATAACTTGCAAACTGATGGTAGTTGGAGTGAGTGGAGTGATCCTACTATTTGGTCTAAATGGGGAGTAAACGGTAAAGACGGTGATGGAGTAGAGTATATATATCAGCGTACTAAGTTACCTGCCTCTCCTCAAGAGATTACGGATAATAATCCAGACCAAGATGAATATATACCTCAATCAGCTCCTGGTGAACAACCTTGGACAGATGATCCTAAGGGAGTAAGTGAAGAGTTTAAATATGAATGGGTTAGTAAAAGAAAGTATAAAGGTGATACTCACAAATGGGGTAACTTTAGTTCTCCGTCATTATGGGCTAAATGGGGAGATGATGGTCAAGATGGTCAACACCTTAGAGTAATGTATACTAAGACATCTGGTAGCGATGTTAAACCTAGAGATCCGGATAGATTGAATATTAATCCTGGTAGTATCTGGGGTGTAGGTATGCCTACTGCAACTGGCAAAGAAGCAATATGGGGGATTCAAGCTTTAGTTACTTTTGATAATAAGTTAGTAATTGATGAATCATTACCTGAAGATGAAAGAGGTTGGCAAGGACCTTATTTAATTACAGGTGTACCTGGTCTTGATGGTAATAACTTTAATTATCAAGTAGAAGCATTTAAATAGAGTTCTACTCAACCTGAGAAACCTACTAGTAATGATCCGTATCATCCAGGCGATGGTTGGGTACTTACGCCTGATATGTCTACTGGTATATGGTGGAAATGTATAGCATTAGTTCAAGGTGAGACAGGTACGGTAATAGAATGGGGAGCTGTAGTAAAAGTAACAGGTCAAGGGGTTGTTATTAAAGGTACTTTAGATTCTACAGATGATCTTCCAACTAGTGGTAATGAAATAGGAGACTGTTGGGTTATTGATGGCTTCTTATGGGTATGGAATGGTAGTGACTGGGTAAATGTAGGTAAGGTTCAAGGCACGGATGGTAACTACTATGAATACAGATTTGCTAGAAACAATAGTTGGAGTTCAGCTCCTTCGTTAGACCAAGATACTCGTTATCCTTCTGGTTGGAGTTCTTCAGCTCCTGCTTTAAGTGATGGTAAAGTCTTATGGGCTACTTTTGCTTATATCAATGGTAGTGATAATACTATGATAGAAGACTGGTGCGATCCATACTATATGACTGGTATGACTGGTGATAATGGTGGTTCAGGTGTTCCTGGAGTAGGTTATGAAGTTAGATACTGTAAAGGTACTGAAACTACTTATACAGGAGAACAATGGAGCGACACTATGAAGCGTAAGAGAGATCCAAAAGGTTGGTCTACAGATGTTCCTGAGTTAGTTAGTGGTGATGAATATAACTACATATGGTTTATTCAATGTAGAATAATAAATGACGAATTAGAGTCTGGTCAATGTTGGTCTAAACCTAACCCTATGGGTGGTATAATTACTCCAGATCCAGTAGGTTCACAACCTATAGCATATCCTATGGGTATATATAGTACTAGTACTCCTTATATTAACGATGGAGAAAAAGCTCCTTACGTATATGATACTAGTGATGGTAACTATTACTTCTTGAAATCAGTAATGACGTGGATTGGTACTCAATAGAATAATGTATCTCCAGCTACAGATACATCTGGCGCATGGACTAAGTTAGAAGGATACGAAGCAATCTATACTGACTTACTTATTGCACCTAACTCATTAGTAGGTGGAGCTGTATTTAATAACAACCTGATGTTCTCACAAAGAGGTAAGAATGCTAGTGATGGTGATAGTTCTGAATATCATTTGATTAATACTTCAGATCCTATGAATACTTCTAACTCGTTTAGACCTAACTTCTTGCTAGACTTTGCGAATGGTGAAGCTTACTTTGGAGCTGGAGGTATACACTTAGCTGCTGATTCTGAGAATAGTTAGTTGTAGTTAACTACGTCTGATACTAAGCTTACGTTAGATGGTAGCGGATTGAGTATGATTAATAATACTAGCGGGCTGTCTACTGTAGGTACATATATAAAGAAAAATAATATATCCTAGCTTACAGGTGATTATTAGTTTAAACTAGATTCAACTGGTATACATCTAGGTTAGGCTCAGTATCCGTTTACTGAATGGTTCAGCGTAGATACTAGTGGTAACTTGAAATTAAATGATAGTATAACTATAGGAAATACAAGCGATGAGCATGCTATTATTAATAGTGGCAGCTTCTCATTAAAGAATAGCACTCTTGATAATATCGTCATTACTTATGATAATAATACTTCTTCCATAGTATTAAAGAATCCTACTGGCATAGATTCATCTAGAATAGAGATAAAAGCTTTAGACGATGATGCATCAGACGCTATTTCAGTAACCGCTTATGATTCTTATGGTAATAAGGCATATATATCTCCGTTAGGAGTGACTGTATCTGACGGTGTAAATACTCATATAGATATTATGAGAAGTATGATTACAGTAACTAATCTTAGTGGTACTTATACAGGATGGACTGGTACTAAAAATGGTTTGCGTTTTATAGGTGGGATTTGTGTTGGTGAAGCTTAATTAAACTACTATGGATAAAGCAAAAGAATATATAAACAGTAAAACAAACTCTATACTTAAAACTAATATACTTAGGAATAATAGAGATGTTGTAGCAACCATAGTATACAATGAATTGACAGATTTATTGGAGTTTAGTAACACATCTAGTGTTACTACTCCTATAGATTCTGAAATACTAAAGAGATACTTACATTAGGTTAAACCACAATTATATAGTGGTATACCTATGAAACTCAAACCGTATTGTATTAAGTGTGGTTGTGGTAATGGATACTTTAGAGGATTATATGATCCTTATGTATTAGCATTGTTAACAGAGGATGCAGATCCTTGGTTATGGGAAGATAACGGTGTAGTACTGTTAGAATAGTAGAAAGAAAATAATTTGATTGACAATGATAGCAAGAATTAAAGGTTTAAAGATTAGTCAAGCTTCAGAACGTACTGCTGTCACAGGATAGGAAATGATTCCATTCCAAGATGGTGAAAGAAATGGTAAGATCCGAATGATAGAGTTTAAAGATATGACTATGTATATCTTTGATCCTACTATCGTTGATGGTAAAGTAAGTCAAGAAGATTATGACGCATTAAAGCAAGCTATAGAGGAAGGTAAGCTTATCTATACTATTAATTCTAATAGAAATGGATTAGACTTAGCAACCGAAGTAGCTATAGTTGGTGGTACCATATACATTGAATCTCCTGACTTTATTAAAGAAGAAGGTACCAATAATATATCTCAAGTAGTATTTGATACTATTACTGTAGATGGTTCATTAAACTATAGTAAAGAACAATATACTACTACAGTTATTAAGACTACTGGAGATGGTACTAAAGTACTTACAGATAATGGTTAGTATGTATATATAGGTAATTTAGCATTAACTAATATTAAGTTTAAAGATGGTACTAATACATCTACTTATGACTTAGTAACTAATGGCATCACTTTCAGATAGAATGCTACTCCTTGTGTATCATGGAATACCGTTAAAAGTGGTAACAATATCTATATGGATATACGTATAGCTAATGCTACTGCTTCTATGGACGGTCTTATGAGTAAGGAAGACTATGTAGAACTTAATACTACTATTCCTGGATAGATTGAAGATCTAAAGGAAGCTGACTCTAATCTAAGTAATAGAATAGATAATCTTGATGATAAGATCGATAAAGAGATTGCAGATAGAGAAGCAGAGATAGACAGACTTGAGAATAAGTTTGATGGAGTTACCGATAAACTAGAGGATGCTTTACAGAAAGAAATTGAAGATAGAAAAGCAGGCGACACTACTATTACTAATAGTTTAAATGCATTCATTAGTACTAAAGGTCAACCTAGTGGTTTAGCTGAATTAGACTCAACTGGTAAGGTTCCTGCAGCTCAATTACCATCTTATGTAGATGATGTATTAGAGTTCTCTACTAAAGCTCAATTCCCTCAGATTGGTGAAACTGGTAAGATATATGTATCTAAGGATACTAACTTAACATATAGATGGACTGGTACTCAATACTTAGAGATTAGTTAGAGTTTGGCATTAGGTGAAACTCCTAGTACAGCGTATTCTGGAGATAAAGGTAAAGTTAATAGAGATGCTTTAAATAGTATGCCTACTAAACTTACTTCATATCTTACTCCTACTACTAGTACTGGTGAATTAGTTAAGATTAACTATAAGTATGCAGCTAAAGATGGTTTAAATTATGGTCCATTACAGGATGATAATATAGATATACCATCAGCTACAACTACTAATGCAGGTGCTATGTCTGCAATAGATAAAGGCAGATTAGATGACTTATATAATGAATTTGGTAGTATACAGAATCCTGGTGATAAGCTTGATTCACTACCTAATAACCTAGTTACTGGTGTAGATGCAACGTCTAGAAATGCAACTAGCGTAACTATTAACTATAAGCAATCTGATTTATCTGCAGCTAGTAATTCATATGCGAATCCTATTACTAAGTCATAGACTATACCTGCTGCTACACAATCTGCAGCTGGTGTAATGACTGCTAGTGATAAGTAGAACTTAGACGTTAATATACCTAATAGAATTACTAATCTAGATAATAGAGTAACTACTGAAGTAGACAGATTAGAAGAACTTATTGAGAGTAGTTCATCTGAGATTACTAATGATCTGAATGTAGAGATTCAAGCTAGAAAGGATGGTGATAATCAGTTACAGACTAACATCAATAATCTGTAGTCTACTATGAATACAGAATTAGCTAAGAAGGTTGGTAAAGTAACTGTAGCTGGTTCTGGTAATGCTGTTACTACTGCATCTATTAGTGGTGATACTCTTACTTTAACCAAAGGAGCTACATATAATAACTATGTACATCCTGCTGGTTCTGCACCTAGTAAAGCATCTGGATTCTATAAGTTCTCTACTAATTCTACTAGTCATGTAGCTAGTGTTACTGCTGTAACTAAAAAAGATATTACTGACCTAGGAATCGCTGATACTAGTTCTACTCTTAGACTTTTACATATAGGTAATAAAGAAGACTATGAACATGTAGTAATATTATTATGGAAAGACGGTGAAGTGGCTACCAATAGAATAGATGGTCTATTCTATACCATGATGAACGGTTCTACAAGAAGGCAAGCTGCTGAAGCTCACTTGTGGTTCTCTAGATGGGCTGCTGGTTTTGATTATAAGTTCATACTGAACACTAGTCAACAAGGTTCAGGATTTTCATTAGTAACATGTACATATAATGGGGCTAAATGGTGGGGATTAAGACATATAAACGTTCAAGCAGTAAACTTTTACTTTGATGGTTCAATGTCTTCCTAGATAAATCCCACTATAGTAAAATACTACAATGAGAATACTTCTACTGTATTGAATGCTGAAATTAACAGTTCTGTAACTAATGAAGCTGGTAAACTTGGTAGATTCGATGTAAATGGAGATCCATATGCCTTCTTAAGCGAAGTTAACACTAAGGTTAGTAAGTCTGGGGATACTATGACTGGAACGTTAACAATAAATCAAACTTCATCTGGCTAGCCTTTAACTTTGCGCGGTACTAATACTGTGAGTCTTATCTAGTTTGTTAATAACGAAGTAGAAACTGCAGAAGTAGGGTATACGGATTCATTAGGTGCATACTTATATAATGATAAACTGACAACTCATCCGTGTATATCATTAGGTAGAGTAGATAGTTTAGATGAAGGAGCAACTTTCTATTATGGAGGTACTCATTATAAATTACTCCATAAAGGTAATTATGCTAATGAGTTAGATAAAAGATACTCCCCATATACTGCATATAATTACGATAAGGGTTGTTTAGTAAAACTAAGAATATCATCTAATGGTAACACAATGGTAACAGTAAGAATTTTTGGTAATTCTTGTGATAGTAAACCTCCATTTGATACAGTAATATAGTTTTATAACTATGACGACAATAATGAGATTTTACAACCTACTGGAGTCAACAACGGAACTAGCTTCGGTGATATAAAAGCATTTATACATCAAGGGTATGTTCATTTGTGGTTTAAATAGACAAGAACATATTAGACATTCCATGTTCATGCGTATACCAGTGCTTCAAAAGATAATCTAGTTCAAAGTATAACCAATGCTGCTATGCCTACTTCTGGAGTAACTAGAGAAGTAACTATAACTCCTAAATAGGCTATATATGCTGGAGATGATATTATTAAGGCTGCAGGTAGTATAAATATAGAACATACAAATGAAATAAATTCGTATAATGGTAATCTATATTTAAATCATAGAAATGTGGACGGAACCAAAAATATCATAATGTGTGGTAATGGTGGAGCAGTAATGATTGGAGGTAATGCTGAACCATCTGCTAAACTACACGTATATGGTAATATACTATCTACTGATAAAATATCTGCATCTGGTGGTTTCTTCAAAGAATCTGATGCTCGTTTAAAATCAGATATTAAACCTTTAGACTATACTCTAGACTAGATATGTTCTATACCTACTGTATCATTTATAATGAATGATTAGAAACAAATAGGTACTGTAGCATAGGATTTAGAGGAATTAGGTTTTAAAGATATAGTAGATGAAAGCATTACTTCTAAATCTGAAGTAAATAATCCTGAACAGTTTGAATCATTCACTAGGGATGGTAAAGAGTATGTTAAGGTTAAGAAGGTAGAGTATGAAATGTTAGGTGTATTAGCTATTGAAGGAGTTAAGATGCTTAAGGATGAGATTGAAAAGCTTAAAGCTGAAATAGAAACTTTAAAGAATAAGCAACATGAGTAATGAAATAGCAACATATTCTATGATATTAAGTAAGCTTAGTCTAGGTAAGAGTGGGACAGAATGCCCTACTAAGACCTAGATTTTAGCTATTAATTCATTAATCGTTATTGATAATGCTTCTACTTATGGAGCTAATGAATGTGTAAAGATAGATGATATACGTAAGAAAGCAGAGACTTGGAATTACTACTTAACAGTATCACCTACTAGTATGTCATTTGGAGCTGGTGGTGGTAGTAAATAGTTTACTTATAGTTCTTACAAAAGAAAGGTATTAGATGGAGTAGAATAGAGTGGTGATATAAGTGTATCATTAAAAACTACTAGCGCATCTGGTACTGGATTCTATATAAGTGGAACCACCGTAAGTGCTTCTGCTAATGAAGGTACTTCAAATAGAACAGGTACAGTTACTATAACTCAGAATGAGTCTAATAAGACAGCTACTATTAGTTTATCATAGAGTGGGGATGATGTTAGCTCATATGGTGAATGGGTAATAACAGTATCAGCTAATCCTACTAGTGTATCTAGTAGTGGAGGTACTTCTACTATTACAGCTAGTGCTAAGAGAACTATATATTGGGAGAGTGGTAATGTTACTGAAGAAACAGGTAATCCTACATTGTCTACTAACTTAGGTAGTCTTAGTAGTACGGCTTCACCTAGTACTTTAACATTAGGAGAGAATACATCTACATCCAGTAGAACGGCAACTATTACTGCATCTTATAGTGGTAAGTCAGCTACTTGTACAGTTACTCAAGCTGGTGCTGAACCTACTATTGAGTATGTGTTTACTTGGGAAGGTGGTAGTACTTCAGATACTAGTGCAAACTTCCCGTGGGACTTCTCTACTAATGGAACTGCTGCTAATATACCAGTAGTATCTACTAAGAATGGTAGTAGTCAATCTTGGAGTGTGTCTAGTAAACCTAGCTGGATAACTACTTCTACTACTAGTAGTAAAGTGACTATCAGTGCATCTGATAATAGCGGATCTGCAAGAAGCGGAGAAGTAGTGTTGACTCAGAGTGGATCTGGTAATACACTTACAGTTAATGTTAGTCAAGATGCTAAAGCTGCTGATGAATACTATTTAGGGGTCAGAAAATCTGGTGAAACATCCTCATATGAGAGCATTACGTTTAATAACGTACCAGCAAAGACTACTAACTGGTCAGGAGATTATACTTATGTAAGTAGGAAGAATGGAGTATTTTTTGATAATGTGAGCTTCTCGGCTAACGTAAGCTGGATAACGGTTGATAGTAATGGTGGTTACACTGTAGCGCATAATACAAGTGGTTTACCTAGACAGGGTACTATTACATTGACCTAGGGCGAATCTGGTTTAAAATGTTATGTTAATATATATCAGCAGGAATATATCCCTACACATGGTATGAGGGTATCTCCTTCTTCTATAAATGTATCTAGTTCAGCATAGAATGTTAATTTTAGCGTTGATTCTTACAAAACAGTACTACACTCCGATGGTAGTGAAACTGAAGAATCTGTAGATTATACATTCTCTACCGACTCTAAATGGTTTACTTATTAGGGTAATACTACTAATACTACCTGCATAGTTATAACTTCTAATATAACAACTTCATAGAGAAGTGCTACATTTACTCTTACACAAGTAGGAGGAAAAAGTAAAGGTATTGTTACAGTAACTCAAGCGGCGGGCTAGGGGGAGGGGGTAACTGATACATTTACAGTAACACCTTCTATTTAGACGGTCAGTGGCAATAGTGCTACTGCAGTAGTAAATAGTTCCTCACCGTGGACAGCACGTATTAGACGAGGTACTAACTATAGTACTGTATCTCCAACTAGCGGAAGTGCAGGTCAGACTACTATAACAATAAGTGACACTACCTCTTCGTATTAGGAAGTATAGGCTACTATAACTAGAACATCCCCTTCATACAAAGAAATAACAGCTACAGTAATATTTGTAAGATAATGAATCCATACTTAGCACATATGACAGATAGAGAATTGTTGGAGCAGATATATCTTCTGCTCCTTCAAATCAACGTAAAGGTAAGTGAGATAGATAATGATACTAAACAATTTGGTATGAACGTAGCAGCCAATCTAGTTGGTGATGCTCTAATGATGAATAACAATGATGCCGAGAGAAGAAATAATTAAACAACTTAAACCTTACTTTGATGTAAAAGAGTTAGTATGTAATCACATATATAGTAGGTTTGGAGAACAATCATGGATGTTCTTAAGTACTTAGTTACTACACGTATTACTGTGTCTACGTACTGATATTTTACGAATGCCAATGCATATCAATATTGGTAATATGCATCAAAGAGGTATGCGTTGCAATCTATGCCCTTTAGTAAAGAGTAAGAAAGGAGTATATGTATCTGCACATGTAACAGGTAATGCAATTGATTTCACATGTGAAGGTAAGACTGCAGAAGAAGTAAGAGAGATAATAAAGGCTAAACCTTTGTTATTACCATGTAAAGTACGTTTAGAGGAAGATGTTACCTGGGTTCATATTGATGTATATGATGATGGAACAGAAGACAAAATAACAACATTTAAAGCATAATATATGTTACAGAGAGAGATAGTTAGATTTAGAGCATCAGATACGTAGCCTAATCCTCTAGAAGTAGATTATTGGATTGACGTTACCTCTAATTACTATGGCGGTTGTATTAGGTATTATCGTAATGATACTAACACGTGGGAGATGCTAAATCTGAATGATAAGCAAGTAGATGCTATCATTGATTATATTAATAGAGCTCTTGATTAGATAGAACAGTTTATTAATGAAGCTATAACTGAAATCAGAAATGAATTAGCTGAGTTTAAAGATGAACTTAAAGAGGAAGTTAATAAACTGTGGTAGTATATTAATTAGAAAGTAGAAGAGTTAACTACTCAAATTAGTAATATTAGAAATGAGATTAATGATATCAAAGGCGATGTTAATAATATCAAGTAGGATATTACAAATATTAATAACAACATTGATGATATAAATCAAGATATTACTAATATCAATTCTAATATTGAAGACATTCGTCAAGATATAACTAATATAGTAGGTAGTGATTTAAGTTCTATTCAACAGAAGATTACTGAATTAACTCAGAATATTCAAGAGTTAGATAGTAAGATTGATCAATAGATTAGTGATTTAAGAAGCTATGTAAATAGTGAGATTATTAAAGCTAAGAATGAGCTTAAGACTTATGTAGATGGTAAAGTCACTGACCTTACTGAATTAATTAATCAAGAGATTGAAAATAGAACTAATGCAGATAATAATCTGCAATCTCAGATTAATGAACTTAGACAATTGATTACTAATGCACAGAATGCTATTGATACTCATGCAGCCAGAAGAGATAATCCTCATGTAGTTACTAGAGCCCAATTATCATTAGCTACTACTGATAGTGTTGTATTTAATAAAGTAAGTGCTCCTAGTGGGTTCTTTAAAGAGTAATAGTTATGAATAAATGTGATGGCATAAAGATATTGGAGTTAGATCCTAAGAGAGTTTTAACAGGGGGGGAATATATGGTTGTAGCTGAAAAGGATTATAACTATAAGGCTCCTATAAACTAGATTGTTGATTTAGTAATTAATGACAGTAGACTTAAGGACTACATAGATACTACTATAGAATCTTCAATAGGAGATTTCAAGAATGAAGTTAACCAAAGTATATCAGAACTTACTAATAAGATAAATAACTTAGATAGTAAGATAAGTACTGTTAATAATAAAATTACTAATCTAGAATCTAGTATAGATGATATTGAGCAGAACATAACTAGCATTAACAATAAGATTACTAGTATTGAAAATAATCTTGGTAATGTTGGTGAGTTGCTTGATGAAGAGTATATTACTCAGTTAATAAACAAACTGATTAGTGAGAATAAGATATCTGTATTAGACCCTGTACAGCAAGCAATGAACAAGGGTACTGGCGTTACTTTAGCATTACCTAGTGCTAATAACGGTAAGATATCATTACCTATATGGACTGGTACTGAAGCTGAATATAATCAGCTTACTAAAGTAGCTGGTATGACGTATAATATTATTGATGAGGAGAGTGAGTAATGTTAGAGTTAGGTATAGCAGGGGGACGAGCAGTTCCCCTACAAAAGAGAACTGTAGGCAATACTAATATATCTGATGTATTTGATGGAGTAAATCATATATGGCCTACTAGGGATGATGTAGCTTACTTCTATGATTTCAATAGTATATAGTTGAGATTCATATGGACTGATTCTAACGGTAGAGATTTTGATACTGGTACTAACATCACTAACGCTCCTAGTATCCCTAGTGAAATAGTAGGATGGAAATGGGGTTAGTCTGAAAATAGAACTCAACCGTTTTTATACTGGGGAGGCGATAACACTCAATCTGGAGCAGAGTGTGTAATGGTAGACATTAAATCCATACAAGATGTATATACTAATGATCCTAGTTTAACTATGCCAGAATAGTTAATTGTATAGCTTAGAGGAAATTGGTTTGGAGATAAAAATGACGGTATTGTGACTGTTGAATGCACTCCTTATAAAGGAGGAGTTATAGTAAAAGCATATCAAATGAAGGGTAGTGATATGGGAGTAACAGGTCAATCATTTGTATTCGCTGATAAAGATGGTTGGGTGTCCGAAGAAGGTATGCCTAATAAAATATGGGTTGGAGAAGCTGTTAAATACGTTGATAGATGGTATAAAATTAATCCTGTAGATGATAGCGTAGAAGGTATGCCCAATTTAACGATATAGAGAGACTTTACACATAAAGATACTTTATTAAGTACTTCCGTTAATGGTTATGTTACATTTAATGGTAAATAGTATAAGACATGGAATAATTAGACTAATGTAGACGGAGATATAATAATAGGATCTGTTAGATGTCTGAATACTGATACTATGACTGAGGAAGGATAGATTAAAGTAATCGCTATGAATGAGAATGGCACTATATACAACGATAGTATAAGTACTGCATTCAGATATGGATATGTAGCGGGTAATAGTGAAAAGAGAGGTCAGCAGTTTATTAGGAGTTATGTAAGCAGTAGAGACGGTTAGGCAGCAGATGAGGAATTTGCTGTAGTTAATTACTTTGGTAAGACTGAAGCTGGTCAAGTTGTAGCATTAAATCCAATAACATAATGAAAACAATATTGTATATTTCAATGATGAATATACGAGATAGAAAGAATACGATACTCCAGAACAGGAGATTATTTAATTATTAAATATTTGCAAATATGGTTAAACAAGAAAATCCTAATTTCATAGCATCTAAGTATGCTCCAAATCCTAAAGAGGTTTCTTACTGGATTGACTTAGCAACAGACAGTACTGGTAATGTTATTAAGTCATATAGTCCTGATCTTAAGAAATGGATACCACTAAATAGAGATGCTAATGTAGACCAATGGACTCATATTAAAGAGATCGTTCAATCTGTTGGTTTAAACTATGATAAGAATAGTGACATTATATCTTTACCTGATAACAGTAGTAATAACTACTTTAAAGGTACTAGTATAGTAGATGCTATTAATAAAGGTGATGCTGCTGTAAAAGCTCAAGTAGATAGACTGGATACTAAGATTGATGATGTGAATGAAGACTTATAGGACTTCAAAGCATTAAAAGGTCAACCTAATGGTCTTGCTGAACTTGATGGTAATGGTAAAGTACCTGCTAGTCAATTGCCTTCATATGTTGATGATGTAATGGATGCATATGCTACTTATACTGTATCTCCTACTGGAGTACTTTAGGATATACAGTTATATGCAGATGCTGAACACGAAACTCCTATCGTAGGTGAGAGAGATAAAATCTATGTTAATGTAACTCCTGGTGAAGTAAGTTATCAGTTTAGATGGTCTGGTTCACAATGGGTACACATCGACTCTAACGCTATTATCATTGGTGATATCACTGGCACTGCTTATGATGGTGGTAAGGGTAAAGCTATGGAGAATGTAGTTAACTCTATGCCTGATAACTTGCTGAGTACATTCCAATTAGACTAGACAGATGTTAATAACATTACGATTAGCCTTACTGGAGTAGAAAAGAGCGGTGGTAAGTATGTACAGTCTACTTTATCTAATATTACTATTACTCCTGCTACTAATACTGTTGCTGGTTTAATGACCGGTGCTGAGAAAATAGCTATTAATGAAACTCTTCCTGATGCAATCAATGATGAAAAAGTTGCAAGAGAGAATGCAGTGAAAGAACTTAAAGCTAAGGACACAGAACTGCAAGGTAACATTGATAGTTTAGAAACAGCTTTAAATCAAGATATTACAGAGCTTAGAACTACTTTACTTAAAGTAAATGATAAAGTGGGTTTAACTGAAGCTAATGAAATGCCTGATTTATCAAGTACTAATTACTTAGCAGATAGTCCTAGTGCTATAAGTGCAGCTGTTACTCTTGATGAAGAGATTGGTAAGCTTAGTAGAAATGAGAATGAACTGTGGTATGGTGTTAAGTTTGACTTAGCTAATAGTTCTAGTCCTGATGGTGTACGTACTGGTAATATGGAGATGCATAGAACACTTCCTATCCAGAGTAAGATGAGAGGATGTACTATTAACAATGTTGATAACGTTAAGAAATATTTAAAAGCAGATGATTGGACTAAGTGGGAAGATGGTACGGTTATAGCTCAAGATAGCAGCTAGATTTCACCTGAAATGATGGTAGAAATACCTGAACACTATAGACTATTAGTGGCTACTCCGGATAATACGGTTGAGGTTCGTATGAGTGAATATAATCTTCCTGGTTATACTAAAGTAGAAAAGAAATATATAGGTGCTTATGAGGGAATAACATCTGAAACTCTACCTAATCTATTACGCTCCATAAATAATACAAAATATAAACCTAAGGTAAGTACTACTAGAAACCAATTCCAAGCATTTGCTAGAGAGAATAGTCGTACTAACAACTGGAATATCTATACTTATGACGCTCACAGAGATCTTACTTGGTTATTCGTAGTAGAATATGCTACTCTGAATAGTCAGAAAGCATTTAATGCTAGCTTAACTGCAGAAGGTTATCATCAAGGTGGTTTGGGTGAAGGTGTAACTACAGGAACTGTAACTGTAAATGGAGCTGCTACTTATTCATTTGTACCTTGTGGTACTACTAATTCATTAGGTAACGGTACTGGTATAATCGAATATACACATACTAATACTAATGCAGAGGGTACGTCTACTGGTACTAAGGTAGTTAATGTTCCTAGATACCGTGGTATTGAGAATCCATTTGGTCATGTATGGAAGAATGTAATTGATGTAGTAGTTGCTGGTACTGACAATAGCGTATACATTTGCAAAGACTATACTAAGTTTGGTACATTTGAAGGAGGAACCAATCCTACTGCAGAGCAATTAATTGCAGCAGGTTATGAATTACAAGACTTTAAAGAAAGTACAATTACTAATCAATATGTAAAAAAACTCGTTAATAATAATTAGGCAGATTTGTTCCCAACTGTAGTAGGAAATGGAGTTAGTGCTACAACTTATTATTGTGATTATCACTGGACTAGTGCTACAGCTACACCTAGAACTCTTCTAATCGGCGGTGGCTCGGACTTTGGGTCTCTTGCGGGTTTGTTCGCTTTGCATTCTTACGATGGGTTGGACTATTCCTATGCGTATGTCGGGACTCGAATTACCTTCTATGGTGAACCGGCATTGCCAGCTGCTCCAGCTACATTAGAGTTAAATGATGAGGATTATGAACAATTGGATTCTATAGAATCTGAAGAAAACTGGTTTTAATTAACCAATAAAAGGTTGCAGTCGTGAGTAAATCAGCAGTAACTCAGACAATGAGTCTAATGCAGGTTTGTTCAATTTGAATTCTAACAATGAGTTAGACAATTCCAATGCGAATGTCAGGACACTGAAATACATTAAAAAAATTATAACTGACAAAAAATCAAGGGCTGAACCTTACCTCTTGGTAAAATATGACATGCTTCTTAAGTGCATTGGTAGCGAAAGCGAAGATGCACGAAGGTATTTCAGAAAATATCATTTATGAAGAGATATAATAATTTATTCGATAAGATTGTTAGCTTAGACAATATTATCCAGATAGAATAGTACATCATGCTGTAATGAATATAATGGAACCTATATGGGTATCTATCTTTATTAAAGATACTTATAGTTGCATTAAACACAGAGGTATTCACGAAGCATTACATAATGTTAAAGAAGCTTTAAAAGATGTAGATAATACTACTTATTGTCTTAAGTTAGATATCAGAAAGTTCTATCCTAGTATAGACCATGGAGTATTAAAGAGCATAATAAGAAAGAAGATAAAGGATTAGAAGTTATTATAGCTATTAGATGAGATAATAGATTCAGCAGAAGGTGTACCTATTGGTAATTACTTATCTTAGTTCTTTGCTAATCTGTATCTTACTTACTTTGACCACTGGCTTAAAGAAGATAAATAGGTTAAATATTACTTCAGATATGCAGATGATATAGTAATACTACATAAGGATAAAGAGTATTTACGAGAACTGTTTGAAGAAATGAAATAGTATTTAGATACTTTAAAATTAACTTTCAAAGATAACTATTAGATATTTAAAGTAGAAGACAGAGGTATATCTTTTGTAGGTTATGTAATAAGGCATGACTATACTTTAGTAAGAAAAAATATTAAGCGTAGCATGTGTAGGAAAGCTGCTAGATTAGGCAGAAAGAAAAACATTACAGTAGAAGATTACAAACAAGAAATGTGTAGTCATATAGGTTGGCTTAAGCATTGTAATGGTATTAACTTACTAAAGAAGATATTACGCTATAAAGAGCTATTAGTTTATGCAAGAAGATTTTCAAAATAGAAACCTTAAATAAACCTTATCGTTATATAATTATAATCTCAAACGGAATTTCGAGCCCTCTCAGATTTTACTCCCCTTTTAATCTGTCAGGGCTTATTTGATTTTTATTATCAGCTACTATCTATGAATTACCAACAATTAGAAGAACATACTATGTCAATATTTAAGAACATGTTCAGTAGTGCGGATAAATGCGTAGCTTCTGTTATAACTGGGCTACTTTCTATATTCGCACCTGTATGGGTTCCTATCACTGCTGTCGGTATATTGATACTACTTGATGCTATCTATGGTTATAAAGTCTCTAAAAAATATGGGCATCCCAAGATTGAATCACATAAAGCATGGAAAACTATATGGAAGACTAGAGATGCAGCAGTAGCAATAACTAGTGCATCAATAATAGATTAGCTGGTAGTAACCTCTATTAACCTGCACGCTGTAGAAATAGTAGCAGGAATGATAGCCTTAGTTGAGTTTTGGTCGTTACTAGAATCATTTAGCGACTTATATCCTAAATGGAAAATATGGAAAATCCTCAAAAAGGTTATAAAAGCAAAAGAAGAGAAATATTTAGATATATCATTAGATAAAGAATTACCAGATGATTCCAATACTGAATTAGTTAGTTAATTGGTTTACAAGGAATTTCAGAGCAGTCGCAGTAGGTTTAGTTAGTTTACTTATTGCGACTGTTTTTGTTTAGAACCATTAGCTACAAAAGAAGAATAAAGAGATTGACAGAATAACTAACAATGTTAGAGCTTACGAGCAATTAGCATCCTAGAAAGAATAGTTAAACAGAGTACTATAGCTTACTATAGAAGAACTAAATACTAGTAATGATAGTTTATTAAAAGAAACTAAGGATGCTTAGAAAAAGCTTAAAATCAAAGACAAGAACCTAACTAATATAAATGTAATCAATACCGAGATTAAAGATTCAGTTAGAACTATTATAAAACATAAGTTAATAGATTTTGACGAAGAACTTAAAATTAATCCATTAACAACTATCATAGTTAGTAGAAAGGATTCAATCCTTAAAGCCACATTAGATATTAAGAATCAATAGATTCTGTTTGTAGAAGAGAAGAAAGAATACAAGAATAAGTACCGTAACGGCTTTATTAGGTTCTTGCACTTTGATTGGAAACGTATACGTACCAAAAAATATCAGATAGTTAACAGTAATCCAATAATCAAGGTAACTGATACTCGTGTAATTGAGTTACCAAAATGATAATCAATATATTCAATAATATTAATCAATAATAATATGCATAGAATATTTCGTGTAAAGGCTTACGAAGCAGAACACGGTCCTCACTTCAATGAGGAACATGCCCGTAAAGCTGTAAGTAAAATGGAAAATGAGGATGGTACTCGTGGACCACATTGGTCTGTAGAAGAAACTACCGCATTAGCTAGTCAGTACGGAATAAATCTGGGTAGCAGATTTAATCGTTATGATTGGTTCGTAGCACTTAACATGGTTTATTCTGATTACTATTGCTAGTGCAGCTACTCCTACGGATTTAGTATTTATAGATCCTACTAGCTTTACTAATAGATAGATTGATAATACTGCTACGGTTATTACATCTACTGGAGCTAAAGCTCTATTAAATGGTTCCGGAACTCAAATGACAAATAATGAAATTACAACAGTAAGTGCAGTATATGATGAGCCACTACCACCTGGGCAATTCCCAATGCCCAATCAGCCTAGAAAGAGGATAGTAGATATAACTATATAGTGCAACGGAGAAACTAAAAAGTTCACTATACCTGAGAATAAATCAGTTATTACTGATAGTGCACTAGGTCTTACTATATCTACAGATAAGTAGGAGATTATAAATATAGTACGTAATCAATATGATACGTATAAACAAAGAAAAGAAGCTATAGCTAAATGCGATGAAGAAATGGCTAAGTGTTAGACTCTATTAGATAAGCTTGGAGTAGATAATGAACCAGCTAAAGAGAATGATAAGATAATAGAGTTATAGAAAGAAGTTAACGAATTAAAAAATATAATAAGGAAAGCTAATTAGATGGTACCACCACCTATGAAGGAAATGCTTCCTTAGGATATGAAGAATGCTATGGATAAGGTTGGTCAATAAGATCAACCTTTTTTATTTTAAGCTCTTTTAAGACCGCTATTACTTAAATTAAAGGATTGTATTACTAATAATAGAAAGTGCCTATAACAGCCTTAAAATGCGTTATATGGCTTATAACGTTATTAAAACATAATATATTATGACACTCAATTAGCTTGTAGATAACATTCTACTTATTGCTCGTAATAATAATATTGCAGAGTCTGAGCATTTAAACAGAGCTCAAATAGAGAAATGGGTCATTGGATATAGATCTATGTTGATAAAATAGTAGATCGATAAAGGGCACGATGTAAGCGAAGCTTATCTTACTACTATAGAACCTATCCATTTAGACCGTGAAGAAACTGTACCGGGTTATTTTACATATGTAGGAGATAAAGAACTCCCTAAGTTAATAGACTTTAACTATAGACCTGGAGTAATAAATGTACGTGATATGTTTGGTAATATAATTTAGATAGGCAGTCGTACTAAAGCTAAATTATAGAAGTATAGAAAAGCTACGTGTAAAGATTATATTGCATGGGTTAAGAACAATAGAATATACGTAGATGGTGATTCTAATCAGCTAGAGTATATCAGTGTAGATGTAATAGCTGAAGACCCTACAGAGCTTAATGCTTGCTTTGATCCAGATAGTGAATTTCCTATACCGTCTGCAATGATACCGACTATTACACAAATGATATTAGAAAGAGAGTTACGTTTTATGATTACTATGCCTAGTGATAATACTAATGATGCGCATGATGATACATAGAACAGAGTTAGTGATAAATAATTAATATATGAAATATTAGAGAAAGAGTTATACTACTACTGATTTCTATGAAAGCTATAAATAGTACATAGAACCTAATACACCATATGATATTGACTTATAGACGTATAAGAACATTATTAATGACTATTTTAAGTACATAAGAGATGAGGTAATGTACAATTGTAAAGAGTTTAAGTTTCCATGTAGATTGGGCACTTTACAAATTATTAAACATTAGCCAAAGGAATTTACAGGTAAAAGTCTTAGATGGGATTGGAAGGCTACGAAAGAAACAGGTAAACCAGTGTACTTACTTAATGATCATAGTAATTATTATAAGTATAGATTCTTTTGGTCAAAAAAAGACAGTTTACTTACTAATAAAACTAAATATTAGTTTATAGCTTCAAGATAGAATAAAAGAGATTTAGCTCAAATAATATTCAATAAAATAAAAGATTACCCAGAATTATGATAAATAATCGTATGATTAGTTCAGCTTCTGTAGTAGCTAAAGTAATAGCTGATCTCGATCTTAGAGAAGATGAGATCCGTATTACGGATATCAGAGAATGGATAATGGAAGCTATTCTTAAGATAGGAGCTATATAGTAGTTTGAACATAAAGTAGAAACACTTCCAATAGAATGCCATCAAGTATCGTTACCATGTGATTTATATAAATTAGATTAGGTAGCATACTCATATTGTTGTAACGGAGGATGGTTACCTATGAGAAAAGCTACATCTAGTTTCGGTGTATCACATGACAATCAATGTTGTAGTAAAGCTTGTATGTTAGTACAGGATGCTGCCATGTTTCCATTAGTTAAAAATATGTTTAATCTTACTAATGATAGAGAAGCGTTAGACAAGTTAAATGAGGATAATAACCTTAGAGAAACATTAAGTGCATTAATAAACTAGAATACTGTACCTACAGTAAATGGCAGATATTTAGGTAACAGAATAGGGCATAAAGACGGTACTATGTATAGTTATGATTTATAGTATATGACCAAACCTGGTTATATAATGACTAATGTACCTAGAGGATACATTAAAATATCCTATTATGCTATATATACTGATGAAGATAGCATGCCAATGATACCAGACTTAGAATCTTATAAAGAAGCTATATACTGGTATGTTACTATGAAACTAATGTATCCTAAGAAATTAAAAGGTAAGATAAGCTAGGGGGATTACTATGATATACGTAACTCTTATAACTTCTATCGTAAACAAGCATATGCTGAAGCTATGATGCCTACTGTAGATGATTTAGAGAATGTAAAAAATACATGGCATAAACTATATCCAGAGATGGATGATCATGATACATTCTTTTCTACTAGTGGCGAAGAACAGATATTATATAACCAAGATAGCGCATTAAGATTGATATGATAAGTAATACTGCACAAGTTAATACATTTACAGGAGGTCTTAATATGGACCAAGATGTGAATTTGATACCGGATACTCAGTATAGATATGCTGAGGATGTTCGTGTTATCACTAATGATGGAGGAACTACAGGAGTATTACAAAGTATAGAGAACCCTAGAAGATACGATACTATTATACCTAAAGATGAGACTATAATAGGTACTACTACTATAAACGATATTGCGGTAGTAATAACCAAAACATCTGATAACATTAATAAGATATACAGATTAATGGGGTTTGATAGTAATATGCCTCAAATTAAATTAGTATGTAAAGGAGCTCTAGGATTGTGTGAAGATTTATCTAAAAATCCTACATTAAGTATAGTAGGTAACTATGAATCAGATACTAATATAAAAATATACTTCACTGATGGAAATAGTCCCATCAAGATTGTTAATATAATGAGTAATGATTATATAGACAATTTCAATCTTATAGATGAGAATGGAAATATAATTAATCCTGGTTCATTAGAAATAACCCCTGTAGTAAGTTTATTACCATTTAAATTCCGTTGGTTATCTGAAGGTAATCTTAAAGCTGGAATGGTAACCTATTGTTACTAGCTTTTTAATGTACACGGTACTGAGACTGTTACTTCTCCAATGAGCGAATTAATTCACTTAACTAATAGTGTAACTAGTCAAGGTAGTTCTGAATATAAAGGTGCAGGTCTAAACAAAGCATCAAATAAATCAGTAATACTATCTACTGAATTATCACTTTAGGACTTTAATAAGTTAAGAGTAATTCGTATATTCTATGAACAGAATAATTCTACCCCTACTATTAGTATAGTAGATGAAATAGATATACCCAATGGTCAAACAAGTATACAGTATGTAGATTATGGAGCTACTTTAAGTGATATATCTGTAGAAGAATTTAATGCTATGACTGGTTATCAGTTTATAGCATAGACTCTTGCAAAAATGCAAAATAGATTGTTTGCAGCTAATATAACAGAGAATACTTGGATACCAGAAGATGAAGATGGTAATGACTATGATGCTAGAGCTTACAGAGCTAATTCAGAAGGGAGTGTGTAGCTATTATCTAGTTTAGATAGTAATAACATTCGTCTGTCTATAACAGATGATGAAGCTATTAAACGTATTCCTGCTACTCATGACTGTATAAATCCATTTAACAATGTAAAATATACAAAGGATGCATCTAATTCACAGAATATATACATATATAATAAGGAAGGTGAACTAGGTGGTTATGGTATCAATATAGAATATTCATTTGTAACTACAGATATAAATCTAAGTAATAAACAAGATAAGTTTAGATTAGACCAATCCTGTAGTATGGATGTACCTACTGTTAGAAATAACACTAGATATATAAACAGAGGTGATAGTAAGATGCCCGAAATACTACAGCCTACTGAAGAGCAGAAGAATAATCCATATATACCTAATTATGCTGATCCGTATATAGCTGCTAATTATAGAGGCTATCAGAGAGATGAAATATATAGATTTGGTATAATATTCTATAATGATAAATCTGTAGCTTCTCCTGTACTCTGGATAGGTGATATTAGAATGCCTCATGCTTCTCAAATGCCTCCGTTTAGATATGAAAACAACACTCTTGTAGGTAATGCTCTAGGTGTAGAATTCAAAGTAAAGAAGATGCCTGTAGGTGCAGTAAGTTACGAGATAGTTCGTTGTGATAGAACCGAACGTGATAGAACTGTAGTTATGCAAACAGTAGGTAGTTACATATATGAGTATAGAATTCAAGAGTAGGACAAATATGTAGGACAGGGATCTGAACTGGATAGTAGTTTAGAGATGAGACCTACACCTTTCTTTTGCAGTTTAATTGGTGAACAATTAGCAATATCAACAGGTACAGCTGAAGATATTGGTAATTTCTCTCTTACTATGAGAGCAAATGATTATATACGCCTCGTATCTCCAGAGATATGCATACAAGGTGATGATGTAACTAAGTTATTTGAAGGGAGCGTATATCTAGACAGAATAGGTTCATACTATTCTCCATTTGTAGGTGGAAAGGTAAATGATAGCAAATTTGATGATTTTAAAGACAACTATGCTAATGGTAATACTATAGGTAACAGTGTGAGCCGTAGTATATTCGCTGCAGCAGATTATGTTACTCAGATAGATGGTAGAGTATTACAGCAAGATACTGTTCCATATGTAGGTTATGGTAGTAGATGGGGTCTTAATGTATTAGCTGTAGGTTTCCCTTATCAAGATAGTAGAGGTAATAAGGTATACCGTGGGGCCTCAATAGCTAAATACTTTGTTCCAACCTTTGGACAATCTCAATCTACATCCTATATTGAAGACGCTAAATATCCACCCAATATAGACTATAATATGTATGGAGCTCCAGATGTAGTAGCTAAAAGAATAAACATAGGTAATAGAACTTATACTAATTACTCTATGTCTGACTTTATTCACAATGATAATCAATCATTACAAGGCCCAGCTGGTCCGTGTATTATAGCTCATGTACCTGAGTTATAGAATATATTCTCTGGATTTAATAGCGTACCTACAGATAAATACTCAGAACTTCATCCATTTGATGCTACCAATGCTATTCCTGTATTTAATGTTAAACGTGATGGTAATTCTATATATGGTGGTAATACATTCTCATCTAGACAGAATTCTGTATATATAAGTATCGCAGCTCACGACAGTAAGTATGTATTTGGAGGAGATACTTATTTAAGTCTATTAGATTATCCTAATACTATGTTGTTCCAATTGCCTGATGCTAAGGAATGGGATGGTATGAAGAATTACATAGGAGCTTATATACCATTTGAAAGTTCTATTAATATGAATTTATTTCACGGAGATTAGATTCATAGAACAGTAACTAGTTCAAATTTTGCAGACTCTTGGTTACAGTTAGAGCCTACTTAGATGTAGGATATACACGTACAAGATCTTCCTTACTTTGTATATAATTCTGTTTATTCTGCGTAGAATACTGGTAAATTATATGCGCCTAATTCTATATACGCTGATAAAGATGTAAAGTATACTAATAGAATATTGACTTCATAGGCTAAGACTAATAATGAAGTAATAGACTAGTGGTCTAAATTCAAAGTAGCTGATTATTTAGATGTAGATAATCAGTGGGGAGATATAACCAATCTAAAAGTATTTAGGGATAGACTGTTCTATTTCCAAGATACTGGAGTAGGAGTAGCTTCTGTCAATGAAAGGTCACTTATTACTGATGATAATGTAAATCAACTAGTATTAGGTACTGGTGGTATATTAAGTAGATTCGACTACGTAACTACTACTAATGGTTCGTCTATTAAGAATGATAAAAGTATAATTAATTCAGATAATGTGTTATACTGGTATGACTATGATAAGAATGAACTGTGTTCTTATACTGGTCAAGTAAGTCAAATATCTAAAGAGAAATAGGTACAATCTTACTTTAATAAAAATATTAAAGAAGATAGAACTAAATGCGTGTCTTTGTTTGATAAAAAGTATAATGAAGTATGGTTCAATGTACTTAATAAGCCATTGATATTTAATGAATAGTTAGGTAGATTTACATCTTTCTATACATTTAACCCTAAATGGTCGTTATCTATTTCTGATAGAGTAGTAGCAATAAAAG